TGTAGTCCTTCTGGGTTGGAAAACGCCCCGCTCCACTGGATCAGGTCAGTGAAGCGGGGCGCCGTCAGGGTTCGCGCTCTGGAGTGGAAGGCTCCTTCGTCGCGCGGTAGCCCTCTCCACTGTCAGGCCGGGGGTCGGGGGACCGGGACACCTGACAGAGGCTCCTAGGTGGAACCGATGTTCCCTGCCGGGGTCTGGGGAGCGCGAACGGGCACGTACTGCCCGCCTCCCAGAGCGCCGCGCAACTGCGTTCCCGCAGCTGCCGAGGGGAATCGCTTCCGGTACTGCTGGAAGCCGAGCGAGAGCTTCCCGCCCTGGCCGACCGCGAAGGCGATCGCGGTCATCGCTTCGTCACTCCACCGCTCTCGCGGGATGGGGTGAATCTGCTGCTTCCGTGCCATGCTGCCTCCTTGGTCCTGCGCCTATCCTAGCATACGCTGGGCCGGAGCGCGCAACACTGCGGATCGATAGTCGCTTCCGTGCGCCTTGCCCTCCACGTACTTTCCGAGGAGCATGGCGTCGTGGACGGTGGGCATCGTCTTCACTGCGGCGAACGCCGAACCGAGGAACTGGACCATCGCCAAACGAACCTTCGGATCCCGATAGTTCAGAGTGAACAGCTCGCCGAGCAGTGGAAGTACGCGGAGCGCGCTGCCCTTGGGACAGGAGCAGATCCCGTCGTTCCAGTTGTTGACCTCCACGATCGGGAACTTGGTGGGGTAGGGCTTGTGCTTTCCGGCGATCCCGTATCCGTACCCGGTGTCCCTTCCATTCTTCGGGCTGGCGATCAGGATGACGCCGGCGATCTCCAAACCGGGGTGCTTGCCTTCTGCAAGTTCTTCGAGGAAGTCACTCACTGCCCATGCGCCGAGCGAGTACGCGACGATGTACGGAACGAACTTTGTCTGGCGGATGTATGCCGCCAGGTTACGGACTGCGATAGCTCGCGACTCGAGAGCGCCTTCCTTGATGTCCGTGGGATTGGGCGTGGGATTCGCGATGCCGATGCTGGCGGGGTAGTCGATACCGACCAGCTTGTCGGTGGGTCGCAGGAACGGGTCGAGATACGACTTGATGAACGAGCCGTTGACCTTCTTGGGATCTTCGCCGGCTCCACCGACGATGAGGATTTCACGCACTAGATCAGTCCTTGCTCTCGTAGTTTGCTCTCGTGGTTCAACGAGACGTACAGGTTCGCCTCTCGCCTGCTCTGCTCCAGTCGTGCCTGCACTTCTTCCCGAGGAGCCTGCATGAGGAACGTTCTCCAGCTATCGTACCCCTCGGGCGGGCCTGCCACTGGCGGAGGAGCGCCCAGATCGCCGTAGACGGGAGCGTCCTTGCCTGGCGTACCCTGCGCACCCATAGGACCTTGTGGACCGACAGGCCACTCGTTCACTCGCTTCAGGAGGTGAATGCAGTGACCCAGCCTGACTTGCGGCTCTTCCTCTAGAACGGTGATCTCGTTATCTTCCTCGATCCGCTGCATGTCCGCTTCGATCCTGGCCAGATGACGATGCTCGTTCCAATCAAGTCCGCATATGGAACAGACCAGTTGCATGACCTGCTTCGGCTGTTCTTCGATCATTTCAAGTCCTTCATCTTCACCCGCAGATGCGGGCCGTAGACTTCACGTCCGTACATGGCTGGAGAGAAGTGCGAGACCACCCGGTTCTTCATGTCCACTACCTCGAGGCAGAAGCAGTTCACTGTCCTGTGCCCCTCGTGGTAGAACCAGGTCTGGTCGGGTTTCATTCCCTTTCGCCCTCCATGTGACTGAGGCACTCGCCCAGCAGCCCGGATGTTTTCCATCCTGGCTGACGACCATCCCGAGGAAAGATCGTCACCGAACCATCCAGTCCGGGGTGCTGTCCGTTCGGCATGGACTCGTATCCGACACACAGAACCCAGCAGGTGGGAACTTCTGCCTCGTCACTTGAGTCGAGTGGATACATCTCGTCCCGAATGGCCGTGAGTTCCGTCACGACCTCTGCGAGCTTCTCGTATGCGGCCTTCTCGCGCTCTTCCAGGCTGCTCACGCGTCCTTCTCCTCTCCACTGGACTTGAAGCGGAAGGTCACGTCTTCCCCGTCCTCTTCCACCTCAGCCTTCACGCCTTCCGGGAGATTCGAGTAACCGCGCTTCATGGCTCCCTTGCGACGAGCGATGTTGCGACGCATCTCCTCCTTGTGAGCCTTCCGTTCTTCCGCCACTTCCTGAGGAGTCTTGCGCTTACGAGACAGCTTGTTGAGACGAGCCTCCGCCTCCTGCGCGTTCTCGTGCTGCTTCTGCTCGTATCGCTGAGCCTCGTATCCTCCGTAAGGCTTGTCGGTGGTGGGCTTCCCAGCCGATCCAGTGGAAACGACTTCCTTCGGCATCAGATCTCGTGCGAGGGTACGGTCGCGAGGATCCGTGTAGTCGTAGCCTTCCTCGTCGATATCCGATTCGTCGTCGTCTTCGATCGGCTCTTCCTGCAGAGCTTCTAGCTCCCGTCGGGTGGCCTCGAATACCGCTCCTCGATCCACGTCAGGAGCCTCTTCACTATCTTCAGCTTCGGCTCCTTCCACGGATACGACGTCAGCGTCGAGATAGTCATCCAGACCAGTAGCACGAGCAGCGCGAGAGTCACTACGATTGCCTCCAACCAAGACTGCATCGAGCACCTTCTCAAATGGCTTGTCTATACCGAGCTTGATCTCAGTGGGTACCTTACCCCTGAGTCGAGTGAAGATGAACTCGGCTGCCTTCAGTCGATCTGCTGGCTCGTACGCTGTGCCTGTCGCGATCTCGGCGAAGGTCTCCACTGCCTTTAGGAGATTCTCGCGCAACATCTCGTCGCTGCGGTCGAACAGCTTGGCGATCATGGCGTTGTGGATTTCTGCGGACACGGACTTGTTCTGTGTCCACGAGCCGTCCGGCTTCCTGATCTGGCCGCGAGCCAGCTCTTCGTCGTCCAGATCGTCCACTGGAAGACGACCGTACTTGAACTTGATGTGTCGAGGAACCGTATCCCAGTTGATCCTCTTGCGATCGAGTGGGCAGAGTGCTCCGCCATGCCTCGAACAGAAGCCACTCATGTTGATCGCCTTCGCCTTGCATGGGCGACCCACGTCCCTGAGGCTGTTGCCGGTGCGAGTGGTTCCGTTGCACAGCGCGTAGGAGGCCGCGCCCTCTCGCTCGTTCAGCTTGCCGGGGAAAGCGAGAAGCTTGTAGGGTCCACGACGATCCAGTGGAACGTGATATTCCAGGAAGTCGGGAGGATTGCCCTTGCCGTGGAGACCCTTGGCTCGCGACAGCTGCCCCTCGCTGAACTTGCGGGTGGTGCCTAGATACGGATGCTCGACTTCCTCGCCCTCTGGGTCTTCGTGCGTGCCCTCGAAGGGAAGGAGTTCGGGCTCGCTGTTGTACTCGGCCTTCTCCTCAGGACTCGGCACTACCCCTCCTCGTAGTCTTTGATCATCTTCGCGTAAGCCGGATCTTCCTTGACGCGATTGTCGTGATAATCCAGAAGATCGCTGAGATCTTCGTACAGTTTGCGAGCGTCCTCGATGCCCCACGCCTGAATCTCTGCGCCGTTGGAAACGATGGGCTCGTCCTGATTGCACCCGTTGCCTTGGCGATACAGCTTCAGGTCGCCGAAGGTCTTGTCCACTTCTACTGCTTCGTGCAGCCTGTTCAGTGCCAGGCGAGCCGCGCGCATGTGTGCGAGATTGCGATACTTCACGACAAGTAACCCGCTTCCCGCATAGCGCCTTCCAGAGCGTTCCACGCCCCGTCCTGGTCGTTGTTGTAGGTGAACGTCTGGATGAGCATGCACATGTACTGATGCCGCTGTCGCGCTGTGTCCGTGTGGCTCATGACGAGACCAGTCCAGTCGGTCAGTGGATCGACCCCGAACTGCGAGACGTCGTCCTGACGACCGAGCCAGTAGACGCGACGCTCCACGACGACCAGCGGGCCTTCCACGTCGCTCAGGTCCACGCTCGGCATCTCGGTTTCGCTGTGAGCGTGCGTGGTCACGAACTGCAACAGCTGCATGTCCTCGTCGAGGAGATCGTCGCTCACAGTTCTACCTCCCACTTGACAGTGAAGGCGACCCGATCGGGATAGTGGAAGTGCTGGACCTTCAGGTGCATGACTTGTCCTTCAGGCGCGAGGATCTTCGCTTCCTGAACCAGATAGTCAGCCATCTTCCAGTAGAGAGCGGAAATGTACTCCTGACCCACGTCCGGAGCCACAAGTGGAAGATCGTGCTTGGTTTCGTCCACGAGTTCGTGGATCTCCAAGCGCTGGACCTTGTGCGCGTAATCCGTCACTGGATCTCCTCGGTCTTGTTCGCTTGGACGTAGTGGTACTCCGTGTAGACGAGCCTGAGCTTGGGGTTCACTCCCCACTCTTCAAAGCATTCCTTTTCCAAGAGCCCGAGCAGATCTATCCACCCATTCCGATCGTCCTTAAGGCCACGACCGGTGGGATGAACGTGCATACGAACCCCGCTTGCCCGAAGAATCTCGTAACGCGAGTGCACTTCCTTCGAGTCTTCCACGATCTTGAACCCCTCGGGGAACTGGTATCGTGGACCACCTGTTGTCATGCTGCCGCCCGAAAGTTCCGCCAGGCGCGCGATAGCACCCTCCACGAGGATCTTGGTCTCTCCGTATGAAGAAGTTCCTGCCTCGTCCAAATGACCCGAGCGCCGAGCGGAGTCCACAAGGATGACGAGCATCTCCTCCACGGACTTGGCTTCCTTGAACTTTGCGACTTCACGCAAGTACTCCAGTGTGTCGGCCTGATCGTCGCTGCTCATTCCTTCACCTCGTACCGGGTGTTGAAGCGATCGACGATCTGATCTGTCGTCAACTGTACTCCCGGAGTCTGGGCGACGATCCCCTCCTGAGTCATCCATACCAGGAACAGCTCGAGCAGAACGTTGCGCTCCTCCTCCGTGGGCGGAACTCGTCGCTCGGCGACCACCGGCGTACTCTGCTTCACGCCGATGGAGATCCACATGCCCTCGTGATCCACTGAGAATGGCAGGACGGTGGAGACTTCGTTGTCCACAAGCACGAGCGCGTACCCGTCCACTGTGTAGGGAAGCCACGCTTGCACGCCTGCGTCCCAGTAGCACCAGACCTCGCAGTCCTGATCTCCGTAGCTGCCTGCTCTCCACGTGTTGCCGGGCTGGTTCCCTACCGACTTAAGGGTGATCCCAAGCTCTGCGTTCCCATCCTCTCGCAGAGTGTTGATGCGGTAGTACGCCGGGGTGATCATCTCGTCGGGGATGACAGGATGCGTGCAGTGATATGCGAACTGGAAGATCTTCGCGAGAACTTCACGAGTGCTGTTGCAGTCGTCGTAATCGTACGTTGTCACAGAGTCTCCTAGACTACTGGATTGGGAGGAACGCTGTCCCTCCATGCCTGACCTTCTCCATCTTGCATGCCCTCGGGATCGTGTCCCTGATTATATCGCGAGGGGTCGATCCTTGCGTGCTGTCCGACACGAGGAGGTGGTCCGCTCTCCTTCACGAGCGGCGTAACCCCTGCGTCGAGCGTTCCGGGGACGTGGAGGCCAGTGACAGGGTCGATGTGACTCTGTGTAGCCCCGGCGAGGAGTGCGTCATCCTCATTCGCCTCCGGATTTGCTGGATCCGTAGCCCGCATGGCCCGCATTCGCTCGTACGGGGTGTAAACGCGGCCTTCGGATGGCGGTGCCATGAGACCATCGCCGTAAGAAAACTCGCCAGGTCGATCGCTCATTTTGCACCTCCGATTAACACACTACCATACGCAGTGTTTCTTTGCTTAGAGCACTACTCCAGGTAGAACTCGCCGGTCGCTTCAACGATCCATACTACGCGAAGCTTCCCCGACACGCCATCCCGAGCTATCCCGAACCTACTCATTCCCTTACGATACGGCTTGTGTTCCGCCACCTCAGGCGAGGGCGACGACACCATGCCCTCTCGACGAAGATGCACCACGCGCGATACGGATATGGTCTCGTCCGGAGTCTTGAGTGTCTCTACGTCTACCTCGTCCTCCGTATCACCCATACCCACCGAACCACCGAGCGCCACCCGAATCACGTCCACCGACCGAGCGATCCCCTCCTGCACCCCGGCCTCGATAGCGTCGGCGATTATCTCGATGAAGCGCGACACATCAGGCTCGCGATTCTCTTCCAGAGAAGACTTGGGATCCAGGCCCCACGCCTTACGACTCTCTTCCGTCATGGGATGATTGAATGTGTCGTAGGTCGGCACGCCCTCTCCACGATCGCACCCCGGTTCGTGAAGGCTCACGTTCAAGTCTCTCCCGCAGTCCTCGCAGATGTCCGGAAAGTGAGGCTTCTTGGGCGTCTCGGACCCCTCCTCCAACACCGCCTCCTCCGTCCCCGTCTTCGGGAAAGCCACGTCATGAACCATCGGGTCTCCGTAGCACTTCAGTCGGTGATCCGAATGCCTCCACTTGTCTGACGCAGGCCCCACCCTGTGCTTCGCGATATTCGCCCCGCAATTATCGCAGATCGCCGTAGCAATAATCATGTGAAATTCTCCCTGATCTTCCGTTATTCCTCGAAACTCTATCATTACGGTACATTACGGTACATTACGGTACATATTACGGCACTACCAGGCATTACAGTGCATTACAGTACTTACAGGGTTTTTACACATGTGAGGTTTTGTGTGCCCCTCCCTATTGCCCTTCACGTATATATATATTGCACTAAGCCAGATCTGCCGTAATTACCGTAATGCCTGGTAGGTGCCGAAATGCGCCGTAATGTGCCGTAATTTGCCGTAAGGATAAGCATTCCAACGGCCTTATTTCTCAACCTGGTGAGAAAACTTCACAACATTCTTGGCACTTTCTTGCAACTTTATACCGACATAAACACGAACCGCCTTCTTAAGTTCGCCGTCCCACTTCGGTTTTGCCGCGTATCCAGACTTGCTCATGCGCTTCCCGAACCGAGGTTTGTCCAGAACGTCGTGCTCTTTGATCTTATTCTGGGATGCCCAGCGACGATATGCGTTGTAAACTTCGTCAGCCGTAGCGAAATCCTCGTCGTCTCCAGTGAGGATTAGCATGTCCTCCATGAAGATACCGATGTCTCCGGCCACCTCCTGGACGAACTTTGCGGTCGCTGGAACCAGGCTATCCGGCCTATTGCGCAGGCGATTCTCGCAGTAAATGCGCCACCCCTCCACCAGCCACGCCAGGACAGCAGGCAGAGACTTCTCCATCATCTCGCGCTCGATATCCAGCGGAGCGTCCTGAGGCTTCTGCACCACGTCAAACGGAATGATCTCGAAGCGCTGCTTCATGGCGTCGTCCATGCCGTCGATATGCGGCGCGTTGTTGGTTGCCACGATCGGCACGAACGCCGGAACCCGACGGATGATGGTGTTCGAGTTTTTCATCTCGGCGTTCATCGGGTCGTTACCGGTGAGCCTCTTGAGCATGTCCGCCGTGAGAGCGCCCTTGGTTGCGTTGGCTTCTGAAGTGGTGAGCACTCGCCACGGCAGCGCTTCCGCCAGGGCGGGGTTGAGCTTGGTGCTCTGGAAGATGGAAAGCTCGGCCGATCCGGCGTACTGTCCCAGCGCATGCATGACCAGGTTCAGCATGGTCGACTTGCCCGTATGCGATTCGCCGTGGAACCAGACGAACTTCTTTTCCTGATTGTATCCGAGGAGGCACATGCCCATGACCTGCTGGAGCCACAGCCGAACCGAAGGGTCGGGCTGGAACTTCTCTAGGTACGAGTCAAAGAGCCGCACACCCTCCGCCAGATCGCCGCCGACACGCAGCAGATCCTCTCGCCGAACGTACATCACGTTCGTGTTGGAGACTACCCAGTCCTCCTTCTCCGCCTTACGGAAGAACGGTCCGTCCTGGCGGAGTTCGATGGTTCCGTTCTTCACTCCCAGCAGAGCAGGGTTGCCGTCTGTGACGTCCGAGGTCACCGAGATGCCCGCGTACGCCTGCGCGGCCTTGAGCGCGCCCTCGGCGGCTCGGTTGTTGCCGCTGTTCGTGGCCCACATATTCCACATCTTGGCCTTGGCTGCGAGAGCCTTGGCGTCCGGAGAGTCCGCCGCCTTGGCCATTTCCGCCTCGCGCATGAGCTGGTCGGCGTACTTCTGCTGTCGCTTCTTGACCACGCGGAAGGCGCGACGAGCCATCCCCTGCTCGTCCCACACCCAATGCTCGCCGTTCCAATAGATCCAACGCTCGTATCCCTCGACGAAATAGAACTTGTCGGCGTACAGATCGACGAAGTGCTCGCCGTTGCCGTCGTCATTCCGTTCGTAGGCTCCGGGGTCACGCGCGCTGTGACTGGACAGGTCGAACCCGAGATCGCCCAGGTCCTCGCCGTCGCCCTCGTAGCACGCACACTTCTCCGAGACGCGAACGCGCTTACCGGGAACTCCAGCGGCCTGATTGTCTATCTGCGCCTTGATCTTGCGAAGGCCGTTGGTCCGAGAGCGGAACATCTCGCGATGCGCTTCGTCCAGCGCTCGCTTCTGATTCTTTCCCGTACCGCCCATGACACGATCAAGCCAGGCGAATTCCACGATACGAGACGCCGCCATCCAGCCCGCGTGTCCCTCGGCTCCCATCCGGAAGATCTCCCAGTGCGCGTCGCGAAGCTCCTCGTGCGACGTGCTGGAGTTCATGATCTTCTCGACGTTGGCCTCTACCCGCTTCTTCATCTGCGAGCAGCCAAATTCCCCCAGCTCCGCCAGCGCAGTCTCCTGGGACGACTTGGACTTGCCGCCCTTCTGTTTGAACTGTTTCCGCGCCCACTTATAGATCCCGTCGACCGACGTTTCCATGTCGATCGCGCCCGAGGTCTCGTGCTGAAACTCCTTCGTGAGATGCTCGATCCATCTCTTGGGAAGCGCAGGAAACTCCCAGGCGTTCGGGATCTCGTCGCCAGTGCATTGTTCCTCGCCCACGGACTCCGAGGATCGCCGGAACTGGAACGTAACCAAGCCGGAGGCGTTTTCTGACTTGGTATGCGTAACCGTACCCGGCGGGGTGTACGTGCACGGCACCCCACCGGGCGCACAGCCTGGGGGATACCACACGTATTGCCCGCCCTGCGGGTGCCAACTGGGGTACACCACGGCGAAGCGATGCTTCTTTTGGATGCACTCGATGTCGTCGCCGACCTTGCCGAGGTATTCGTACTTCGCCGGAGCGAGGAAGTATCGGATCCCCGAGATCCCGTCGTTCCGAGACGAGGAGGTCCAGGTTGGCGGAAGCTCCCCCAGCTTGCGCTCCAAGCGACGCAGAGTGTCGCCGCCGGTCTTGTCGTCGTAGTGATCGACGTCAATGCCGATCAGGGTCGCAGGTACCTGCGGAGGAACAGAAACGCCCGAATCTGAATCCGACGAAGAGCCGTCCCACTCCGGATCGGGAACCGTCGCCGGTTCTCCCGAAGGCAGAAATACCTCGAACATGTGCAGGCCGACGTTGGATCGGTCTGCTCCCCTGCCTTCCGAGAACCATTCGTCGATCTGTTCGAAGGTAACGGCAGGAGCATTGCGACCCGTCCATCCTGTAGGTGGCGGAAACTTCTGTCCCGCCGGAAGGGGAATAGGATGCATTCCCTTCTTGAGGTATTCCTTGGCCCGGTTCTTGAAGGGCCTCCCACGATTGATGTTCGCGAGCTCTCCCACTTACGCTGCTCCTGATTCCATATTCACGGAGGCCTTGACGACCAGGTGCCGGAGATAGGCGGACTGCGTCATTCCCATTGCTTTCGCGTCTTCGATCAGCTTCTGCTTCTCCGACCACGACAGGAACGTGTGGCCCTGATAAGTGCGAACCGGATCCGCCTGCGCCTCAGTCTGCGCCTCAGCCATTGGAGGAGGCAACTTCGTCGGGGGATAGCACATTGAATTCAGTGCGGTTATCGCCTTCGTTGAACTCTTCAGGATCAACGGTTTGTCCTGTGCCACTGTAGTCACCCTCTCCATATTGCTCGTCGTAACATTCCGTACACATCCGAGTGCCGTCGTTCATCTCGTCAAACTCCGAGGCGAGATTGGTTCCGCAATAATCGCACTTCCTGGATCTGGACCTCATCCCGTCCTCCTCTGCGAAGCGGTCTTGCCGGGGTCGTAAAATTCCTCGCCCGGACCGTACAGATGCGGCCACGCGCGCTCTCGAAGCTCCCTGCCCTGCGGGGTGTGTTGTGCCGCCCTCTTGAAGAACGTAAGCGCGTGACGATCTGCGTCCCGGGCGTGGCCTAGGCCACCTGTACTACTATAGTACCCCCACGCTTTCAGCTTTTCGTCAGTAGCGGTGGTCTTAGCAAGGGAGGCACCCTGGACAAAATAATCGCGTCCTTGGAGCCAGAGATCGTAAGATACAACGGACGTGATCCTAACTGGAGATAGAAGGTCTCGTCCCATGTTGAAACGCTTGGGATCAAGGATGAAATCCTCGATAATGACTGCCGCAGCGGGCCAGCTTCGGAGAAGTCCAAGGATCTCTCCCTCGCCAACAGCTTCGCCGCTCGTACTAATGTCTCGGTATCCACCGACCCCTCGGTTCCCCTTCTGAGAACCACAATCGATCTGTCCATGCTTCCAGTCCACTACGTTCTTGAGCACGCCGTATTGCTCGTGCTCGTCCAAAGACGACAGGGCCTCGGGCTGCACCTGGAATAGGGACCAACCGGTCGTTCCGCCAGGGTCCAGCGCGATCACGCAGGCGTAGTCCTCGATCTCCAGGTCCTCGCGAGAGATCTTCTCGGGACACATGCGCTCCCGCAGACGATCCTGCTGTCGCTTCTCGCGCTTCACGTCCCGCTGAGGGCGTTCCGACATCTGGATGATCTGCGGGGCCTTGGGGCGCTTCCTCTTAAGCCGAGCCGGTTCTTCCGGCCTCCCCTCACTCACGCTCGTCTTCCTCGCTGAGCGAGCGATCCTCGGCCTCACGAATCTCGGCGACCCTGGCGTCGTATCGCCGCTGCTGTTCGTCCAGGAAGTCCTGATAGACCCTCTTCACCTCCTGAGCGCTCGGGTAGAGAAGCCCCATCGGCGCGACGGACATGACGTGGTTCACGTAGTAGTCGTAGACGACAACCGCAGCCTGTACGATCTCGGAGACTGTCTTGTTCGAGACCATGAGGTCGATGGAGATCTGGTCGGCGGCTCCGCGCGCCCAGCTCTTGATCATCCACTCGTCGTGTCCCGCGTCGACGGCCTCCTGGAAGGTGAGTACGTCGTGAGGGAGGAGATGCTCGGTCATTTCTTGCCCTTTCGATTGTTCTTGCGCCCTGCCTTGCTGGCCTTGCGCTTGGCTTGCTTGGCACGCCTTTCGACCGGCGTGAGCGCCTTGGCAGCGCCACCCGGCAGCCTTGCCGCTTGCTGTGCCTGCGCGCGCTGCCTCAGAATGCCGCTCTGCCCGTTTAGCGCGTCGGCGAATTGACGCAATGCGCGCATGGCAATTCGCATTTCCTCGGTCGCGTATCTGGTCGCCTCGAGAACAGCAGAAGGAGGGGTTTCCCCCTCCCCCTGCTGCGAGACCTGGTTCGAGGTCTCGTCAGTCACGCTTCTTGTCCCCCTGGTTGTCCTCCTTGTTGACCTGGAGCATGTCCCCGCCGTTGGCGCGCACCGCCGCCACGAGCAGCCCGATCACATCCCCGAGCGAGAGGAAATCGGCAGTCGGCCCGACCAGCGCGTTCAGACGCGACTTCAGGAACTCCATGAGGACGAAGTTCTCGCTGGCGAAGACGCTCGCCCGGACGGCGACGTCCTCGTCCCATCCCTTCTCCGCGAGCATCGAGGTCAGCTCCTGGATGCCCTTGTGCCCCATCGGCACGAGCCCCTGCGTCATGGTCAGCTGGAATCCCCAGAGCGGGCACTCGTCCTCCACCCGGAGCGGTCCGCCGCCGATCGTGTGACCCTTGTCGTTCTCCAGGGTCTGGAACAGCTTGAGGAACCAGTCCGAGAGGATCCGCATCTGTTCTTCCTTCGCCGCGTACTGTGGCGGAAGAGGCGAGATCAGCTCTGCGTAGTTCTCACGGACGATGAAGGCGTCGACATCGGTGACTCGGCGTTCGTACCGCTTGACGAGTTCGTTGGCCTTCTCGAGCTCGTTCTCGTCGAACTCGCTCATGATCTCTTCCACGAGGGCCTCGTAGCGCTTGAGGGTGTCTGGGTCGATCCCCTCGGTGATCGGATCGGTCATGTCACACTTCCTTCTTGTCGTAGTACATCGCTTTGAGTTCTGGAGCCATGTAGCCCCAGCTGTTCAGGCTTCCGCCCAAACCGACGAATCGGTCGATGGCGATCTTCTCCGGATTGTCGTCGGCGAGGCTGAGGTACCACTCCGGCAGTTGTTCATCGGCCATCGTAGATCTCCTCCACGAACATGATCGCCTTGACGATCTTGACGACGACCCTCTCGTCCACCTTCCATTCGCTCTTGGTGAACGGGATGTTGATCTCCTGGAACTTGATTTCGTTCCGGAGATTAGTTTTCGTGAACTGGAGCTTCACCCCGAATTGCCCTTGAACCGAGAACTCCATCGAGAGTCCATCACCGAGATTGAGCGTGGCGTCGTCCACAGCCGGGAACACCTTGCCGTATTCCCTCTCGAGGTACTGTGCCCGATGTAGCTTGTCGGCGTGCACCCCGTCCCACTTTTCTCTCATCTCACCCTTTCCTTCCATAAAGGAGTGTGTATCCTGCGAACAGTGCGAGGACGAGTATCGCCGCCCACACGATCAGATCTGTCACGCCTTCTCTTTCTCCACGACCCACCGACGCTTCATCACGATTCGGTGACACTTCGCGCATCCTTTGTCAGGACGATAACCCATCATGGTGAATACTGTCACGCCCACAAGCTCACCCTTGTGACCGCAGTTGTTGCATTCACCGTGATCGATCGCGACCAGGCTCATCCCATTGCCTCCACGGCTACTTGAAGGTGTTCCTGGATCGTCTCGTGTTCGGCCGGGCGAACCAAGACCACCACCGCGCGCTGGACGTGCGTTGGCCCCTCGGTTCGCCAGATCACGTACCGGACCCTCCAGACCTCGCCCTCGGGGTTGTTCTGCGTGTTCCGAATCACGTATTCCTCGTACGAGGGAACACGGAACCCCTGCGGCACAACGTCGTAGGTCTGCGCCCACATCATCTTCTGCGTGTGACCGTTGACGTAGACGACCTGCAAGGCAGCCTTGACCTCTCCGAGCCTCATCGCCGGTCCTTGATGTTGGCCTGTGCCTCGGCGCTCCGCCAGTCGCCGGTGGGCTGAATCGCCGCGTTGGGGTCCAACCACTCGTGCGGGGCGATAGCCGGAATGCCGAGCTCCACGGTGCTACCCGGTTCGGTGGCTCCGGCGAACGTGGTGTGATACTTCGGGTCGGTCGGAACGATGTAGTCCTCGTGCCATTCATTGCTCGGCCGACCGATCGCCGCGTTGGCTTCCACGCGGTCACGGATGTTGCAGTACCGGTCGAAGTCGCTGCGGAACTGGCACCGGCCTGTCTGGTAGCACACCGGCTTGAACCGATCCGCCAGGAAGTCGAACTGCCAGGAGGAGGATCGCTGAGCGGTTCCGAGATAGACGTCTTGAGGCTCGTCACTGTCATCGGCCGGAGCGGTGTAGATCACCTTTCGCCCGTAGTCACGGATGGACTGGATCAGGCTGGCCCACATCTCGCGGTGCTCCCACTGCGCCTGAGTGCAGAGGCGCTGACCCGCCGTAGCCATGAGCGCCCGGAGATCCACCACCCAGTTGATCTTCGTGACGATTGCGTGCGGTGCCAGGCCGCGAGCGTCCTCGGCGGGCATCCCCATGTCGATCAGCTGGGCGTAAGCCTCGCCAGCATCCGCGACCGCCTCGTCCCATTTGAACCGCATCATCTGTCGGTCGCCCGCGTACCGCTCGGCGTAATCCCACCACTGCTGTCCGACCGACCAGAGCGACTCGGCGTGGAAGTTGACCATGTCCGGGTTCTTCTTTCGCTCGGCCTCCTGCCATTCCTCGTAGCTTAGGGTCCCGACGAGGCTCGGAGGTAGCTGAACGGGGAAGTCCTCTTTGACGGCGAACCTCATCGACTCCTGGGCATAAGATGCGTGCCTCGTACGTACAAGCTGATGAGTGAAGGACCGGGTGACGTTCTCGAGGAGGAAGTGAAACTGTACGGCCTCGGAAGGCATTCCCAGGATGTTCTTCTCCATGTCCTGAACGTAGTAGAGCCGGTCCTCGTCGGAGATGTCCGCGTAGCTGTCGGGGAACCGACCCTGATAGGTCTTCGCCAGGAATGCGAGTTTACCAAGCGGATCACTCGGTGCGTCGAGGAGCCGTACTCGCGGGCGGTGGTCACCTCCGCCGGTGTCCTTCGCGTATTCCGCCGTGAACATCGCCTCATCGCTGAATTTGACGACGGCCTTGCTGGATTCATTGCTCACTTCTTCTCCTAGTCCAGGTGTTGGATCTTGTCGGGGTTCACCCAGCGCTCTCGGCCAACCGCACCCGGCCTATCTGGGCAACTGGTGACCTGCACCAAAACGCGATCTCGGAATGCATCGGTAACCTTGCCCGCGTACTGTGGCCCCTCGTTGAGGCACCCCGAAGGCTTGTCGCAGACTCGACTGCAGAGCTTACCGGTGATGCGGTGGCCTTCGAGGAAACTCACGGCATCTCCTCTTCCTTGACGCCGAGGACCTTGAGTGCCTCAACCATGCTTCGTTCCCTCTTATCGATCTCTTCGCCAGTTGAATCGAACTGTGACGAGGCTGCGTTGGACTCTCCGACGAGGAACGAGATGGCCTGAGAGCGCTCGATGGAATTGACGATCTTGAGGCGTTCCGACAGATTCGCGTAACCGAGGTTTCGGTTGTCCTGGACGACCTGCTCGACGGCGGCGAGCGAGTTGGCCACCATCTCCGCCAGGAGGAAGTCGGCGACTCCGATCGTACTGTCGACGCTGTGCTTGTTCAGCACTTGGCGGAGGTCTTCCAGGAACTCCGGCTTGTACCTAGACATCGCTCGCGCCCGTCATTCCGTCGTAGAACGATTGCGGGGGAAGGGGCGAACTGTCGCCGTACAGGACTCGATCGACGTCTTCTTCGCGGAAACGGAGCGCCCAGTATTCACTGCCCGGCCCGTCAGCCCTCTTGACCCAGTGACCGAGACGAACCCCTCGTCGGCTTCCGTCGGGGTATTGAACCTCGACCTCGACGAATCGGCCCGACTCCGGTCCGGGAGGGCCGTCGAAGAGAACGTCGATGAAGTCTGCCCTTTCGGGCTCGTCTTCTTCGGCGATGGCGTCGGCTACCGCGTCGTGAACGCAACGACTTTCCTCGTTCTCGAGAACCCACTCGTAGAGCTGCTTGGCCTCGTCGATAACCGGCCCGCCCTGGAACTCTGCGGCCTTGGTCGCGAGTTCGTAAGAGATGAGCTTCAGATCGCGGTTGCGGACGACGTCCTGGAATACCCGTATCGTCTTGTGCAATTCGACCAGGCTGTCCGCGAGCATCGAGGTGCGTTCTTCCAGGCGCTCGTCGACCTGTTCGATGCGGTCGTACTGATTGTCCCACATCTTCTGATGACGGTCGCGGTCTGCTATGAGACCTTGGATCATGACGTACTGCTCGCGGAGAGCTTTTTCCGTGACATTCTTCTGAGTGCGGCTCATCAGTCTCAGTCCTTCCCGACGTTGTCGGCGTGGTCGTTGGCGTCTTCCCAGTCGACCGTGTCGGGGTGCGGGTACCCGAGGTCTGCGGCGTCCCGGAGGGCCTTGATCTCGTCGCCGAACCGCATGTCCGTGAGGGCCTCGTCGGCGGCCTTGATCACGTCGAGCACGTCGACGGGGAGCCGATCGCCGCTGATCGTGCCCCCGGCCGCGATGGTTGCGATGACCGAGTGCAGCTCGTCGAAGGTCTCGGGCTTCATTTGGACCTCTTGGAATGCTAGAGGCGCGACCGGCTCGAGAACGGGGTCGAGGGGATCGATCGGCTTGACGAGAGGTTCGCTCTCGGAGTCGACGGTGTCCTGCACGACTTCGTCCAGGACGTCGCGAACCATGTCCTGCGTGTCCTTCACGACCTGCTCGAGGCGGTGGATGCGGCTGATCGTGTCGGCGTGGTGACGGCGATCGCTCATGATCCCGTGCTCTTGGCGCTCGCGAATCTTCTTCGCGATCTTGAGCAGCTTCTTGAACTTCATGTTTCCTCCTGATCGGGGTAAACGCTGCCGCGCTTACCCCTACAATACTAGTACAGGTTTAGTAGTGGCGCAACTATCGTCCGTTCCTGCGGCTACCCATCAGATACTCCTGGAATGACAAAAGAGCCGGACGACTATTGCCGTCCGACTCCTTGTATAGCTCGTTCTCTAGAGCGATTTCCTGACGTTCTCGCTCGGCCCAGTATCCCCGCATGAGGTCCGCGTGCTCTTGAGAGCAGTGCTTTCCATGCCTGGAGCTACACGGTGTCCTCGTCCTCATCCTCTTCGTCTTCCTCCATCTCGTTCTGGAGCACCACGAGATCTTGCACGTGGATGGAGATACCGAAGTCCTCACGCTTCCGGCCTACCGCCAGGATCACGTCCTGGTCTTTCATGATCGCTTCGAGCTCTTGCTCCACCTCGGGGAACTTCCAGCGGTTTATTCGCAGATATACGTCCTCGTCTCCCTCGTCGTACGCCTGGATCACGCACGACTTGCGCAGGTCCGGGTCTCGCATCTCTGCGATGATGTCCTCTTCCTCCCGACCGGTACGAGTGCGTGTCGCCTCGACATAATCCTTGTAGTTCAGGTTCCGAGCCATGCCGATCCACACGACATCGTGCTCTCCAGTCTGAGGCATGGGCTCAAGACCCCATTCTGAGATGCTACGGGTGCTGTGGTGTGTAGGCGTAACCATGCCCATACCCGCTATGGCCTCTCGAGCGGCGTCGAGTATCTCGGCTGTGCGGTTAACCTGGTACGGGTCGACGCTCTCCACCATGCTCAGGATCTTCTTGACCGTGGCGGGTCCAATACCGGCGATCTTCTCTAGCTCGGTCCAGCCGAACTCTAGATCTATGTATTCGCCGCCCTCACACTTGCATTGACGATAGTCACCACCCCACGGATAGATGGCTGTGCATCCGCCGTCGTGCGTGTCGTGCCCGCAAGAACAGAGAATGCCCTGCTTCACGCCTAGGATCTTGATCGCCGTCTTGGGGCCGATGCCGTGGACCTGCTCGAACCCGCCGATAATGCCCTCGTTGTTGACAGCCCACGTGCTCCCGCTATCCATGAGGCTTGGCGGAAGGACGGGGATTTCGTTCTTCATCGCATCGAGAATCATGCGTGAACGCTTCCAGAGGTCGGCCTTGCCGTTTCCTATCTTGGATAGTGACGCAGCATAGAACTCCTTCGGGTAGTGAATCTTCAGGTACATCGCCCAGAATGCCAGCATCGCGTAACTCACGGAGTGACTCTGATTGAACGAGTAGGTGGAGCTGGTCGCGATGAAGTCCCAGATTCGCTTGCTCACCTCGGGCTTGATGCCGTGGGTGGACCGGCAGCCTTCCACGAATTCTTCCAGGAAGTTGACCATGACGGTCTGCCCAAGCTTCTTGGAGATGATGCGGCGGATGTCGCCAACGCGAGACACCGGGAATCCGGCCAGGTCTCGCACGATCGAGAGCGCCTGCTCTTGGTAGACGATCTGTCCGTAGGTCCAGTCCGTGAGGTCGTCCACGATCGGGTGTAGGCGCTCAGCCTCCTCTCGACCATGCTTCACCGCCACGTACTTCGCTGTCATTCCTGAGAATAGAGGGCCAGGACGCGACAGTGCGTTGATGTCCGCAAGATGACCGAAATTGTCGGGGTGTACGTCGCGATTGACAATCGCCGTTGCCCGACCTTCAAACTGGAATATTCCAACCAGATTGTTCTCCCCAAAAGCCTGAAGCGTATCTTTCTCTGTGATGGGGATGCTGTAGAGGTCTTCAAGGTCCATTCCGATCATGTCCAGGGCACGCCCGATCATGCCCATCGTGGTGAGACCGAGGAAGTCTGCCTTGAGAAGACCCACGTACTCGGCGTCGTTCTTGTCGTACGCAATGACAGAGACGGGCTCGTCTGAGCCCGCCTTGGTGCGAGTGTAGACCGCGCATGTCTCGGGAATAGGGGTATTTGAGATAACGATTCCTGCCGCGTGCACGCTCAGGCCTCGATAGTTGCCCTCCAGAAGCTCTGCTTTGCGCAGTTCTGGGAACTGGTCGGCGAACCCCTTCGCCTTCGGGAACATGTCGAACGTGTCGGCCAGGCTTTCCGACTGTCGAGCGTCACCGCCCGACCGCTCAACGATAAGTCCCTTTACGCCCTCAGCGGCCCATTTCGGTATGCCATATACGCGGGCGACGTCATCAATCGAGTTCTTTCCTCGGTAACGTATAAAGTTACCGATGTTCCCAACTCGATTTGCTCCATACTTGCGGACGAGATATTGCCGGACTTCTTCGCGGCGGTCGTCTGCGAAATCCAGGTCGACGTCAGGTAGGTCAAGACGGTCTGGATCAATGAAACGAGCAAAGAGCATAGTAGGAAACTGCATCGGATCGATCTCAGTGATCCGGAGGAGATAGCAAACGAGGCTTGCTGCTGCAGATCCGCGAGCCGGTCCAACAGGAATCTTATTGTCTTTAGCCCATCTAACAGCATCCGACAATACAAGGAAGTAGTCAACGAACCCCTTGCTGACAATCTGGTCGAATTCATAGTTGAGCCTCTTCTTGTACGCCTTGCGATTCTTCCTGATGTGAGGGTTCTTCTTGGACCTGAACTCCCAGCCCTGCCTGATCCAGTGCTTGCACAGCTTGATCGCCTCCGGAGAGGAGGTTAGGGCCATGTCCTCAAACGTCGCCACTGCGAATTTCCTTCAGTCGCTTAGCTAGAATCGCCGCCTTCTTCCCCGGACCACCGTAGATTCCGTGCCACTCTCGCTCTCCGACAACGTCTCCTACGAGGACCTCTACTTCTGTGTACGAGATGCCTCTCTTGGAGATGCCACGAACGACCCGATACGTGTACTCAATCCCAGAGACTGGGTTGGTATCCTTCCAGGGTTCGCCTTCGGGTATCTCCAGAAATCGTTCGTGTATGGTGCTCACCACGGCTTCCAATCGTCGTCAGAGATAGGGTACTTGATCGGCTCGTTCTTCGGGAGCTCGACATTGCAGGAGCGAGCTATGTCTCGCGTGGCGGTGATTGCATCTTTCGCCTCTGACTTCGTGAGCCCCGTAGCCACCAGGTCGTGAAAGATCTCCTTATCCGAAGTCGGATACGTGAGATCAGCTGCTTCATAGTCCCAGTCTCCAGACTCTGCGTCTTCGATGGTTCCGCCACGATGAGCGGAGTGGAGGATCTTCTGCATCTGGCGATGCTCGATCCGCGGATAGTGAACGTCAGAGCTGGCGACTAGCCTTGCTCCGGTGGTCTTTGAGAGTTCTGCAAAAGCTGCATTAAGAGTGCAAGTGCGCTCCAGGCGTGGGAATCGCTGACACTCGAGGAAGTACCTCTCGCCAAAGAGCCCCTGATAATACTCGATAACACGTCGTGCATTCTCAAAATGCTTTTCTGTGAACTCAGTCCTCTTATCGCCCTGCTCTTTCCCGCCGAGCAGGGTACAGCTAAGCAGCGAGTCTGAGCACCCTGATAGAACGACAAGACCGTCGCAGTATTCGCTGAGGAGTCGAGCAGTAGCAGTTGGCCACTGAAAGAAGTGGTCGCGATAGCTTGCCGTAACGATTCGATTGAGATTCTGGTATCCCTGCTCGTCTGCCGCGAGGACCGTCTGGTGATACTTCTTGCGAGTCTTGATAGGCGCTCCGTAGGGCGAGTGCCTGTCCGTCGGGGCGATGTAAAGCTCGCACCCGAAGATCGGTTTGATCCCATGCTTCTTGCACTCTTTCTCGAGCTGAGCGTGGCTGCTCGTGTTGCCGTGTTCCGTGGCAGAGAGGGCCGACATGCCAAGCTCGACCGCTCTCTCCACGTGGTCAGCCACCGGCCCGTAACCGTCTCCGTAGGAGAAGGTGGTGTGGGTATGGAGACTGACGTACCTCATAGATTTAAGACCTCGAGGTTGTCGTCGGCCACGTACGTTCCCGGCCATAGCTCGTACTCGCCGCGCTTGTGCTCGGCTGCCGAGAGGTGATATGTGAAGTACCGATCGCCGTTGAGCTCGACCTGCACCTTCGGCCACAAGTACGGAAGGCTGAGGCGGGTGTCCGGCCACTTGCTGCCGTAGAACTCGGCGTCCTTGCGAATGAGGTTGCTGCGGTGCGCCTCGATGAACGGGTCGTAGTTCACGAAGTCAGGAAACTCGCAAGGCTGAGCACTGAACTGATCGACGAGCTGTGCACTAACGAACTGATCTGTGAACCATCTCAGCATGGTGTCTTCATGGCCACGCCTCTTCCACTCCTGACAGCAAGCGATGCCGTAGTGCAGGAGAGCCTCTTCGAAGCCTTTCCACATCTTCGTGGCCGGGTGGTGCACCCAGCCCTTTCCGGTGGTGAGCGCGGTGTAGATCTGCTTCGTTTCGAGCCGCTGCTTCCCCAGACGCTTGTCATCCAGGTGACGCAACCCCACGTCGAAGCTGCCTCCGTGCCCACCGAATTCGTGACGATCGCATATAAACGTTTGCATGGGTACACCCTACCCTAGTTGTTGATTCCTGATCTTGAGGCATTCCGTGCAAAATGTGTTGAGGTACTCCTGCTTGAGACTTGGGGCTACAGGAGCACCGCACACGGTCTTCATCCTCATGTTCATCCGATTCTCGGTGAAGACGAAGTAGTGACGAGACAGCTCAGTGTTCGCCCACCCCATCTCTCCCCTCCTTCTGCTGTTTGATGAAGTCCAGCGCGAGGAAGGCGTGCCCGATGAGGTCTCGCAAGATCTCCTCAGTGCCTTCGAACTGGAATGGGGCGAGATACAGGTCGGGATCGACGTCCGCTCCAAGCCCCTCCGCCTGGCGGAGAATCTCGGCGTCGTGCATCGGCTTTCGCAACTTGTGGATCTTGTCCGTGAGCTTCATGTACTGGCCCATGAGGCCGAAGTTCTCGCTGACGTTGCCGGTGCTGGTCTGGTAGTCCGCGTTCTTTCGTACGAACTCGTCCCACCATTCCGACATCAATACGCCGACACGCTCGCCCTGCTTGGTCGCAGGCTTGACCAAGAATCCCCAGTCATCGTCCTCGAGTTCATCAGGGTCGAGAAGATCCTCTCCTCGTTTGCCTAGGCACTTCTCGCAAGTGACGAGATTCCACCCCAGCTCCATGACATCGACACCACGAACCCATCGTGTGTCAGCGGCCGGAACCATGTCGCATTCCGTGATAGCGTTGATCCCGTCAGATAGAAATCTAAGGCGCTTGTGAACGACGGTCATCGCTTCACCAACTGAGTCACGAGAACGACGTTGCGTTCCGCCAGGCCGAAGACGAAGTTCAGACCGACCTCGAGCTGCCAGTCTCCGTCGTGCGCGTACTGGCGCTCCGAGAAGATGTTGCGCCAGGTATCGATCATGAACCGACTCTGGTGATGGATGCACTCCTTCGCGAGCTGCGAATCGGCGTGCGGCACGATGTTCGTGAACGTGCCACCGGGGACCAGTACGCGCTCCACCTCACGGAGCGTGTTGATCACTTGCGTCGGGCTGAGATGGTCCAGCGTGTGATAGCTGGCGATCTCCGACACTGAGCTGTCGGGCTGCTTCCAGTGAGAGCCAACTTCCTCCCATCTGGTTCCTAGAGCGAACTCCGAGGCGCTGACATCCCCGGCCATGATCGGGAGATCGGCGTTCCAGTCCGGATACTCCAGGTTGCGCCAGCCCTCCAGCTTCTTGAATCCAGCCCCGAGCTGGATCTTGTCGCCTCGTGTCTTGAGGCCGTTCATCTTGTAGGTGTACTGCGCGCGATCCCGAACCATCGCGATGTCGATGTGGTCCCAGATGTCGGTCGGGTCCTTGAAAACCTGTTCCTCGGTCACTGCATCTCCTTCAACTTCTTCGTCACCTGATCGAAGGCGTCGGTGACGACGACGCCCTTTTCAAACTGGCCGTACCTTCCAACGTGCAGCCAATTGGCCGTGGGAGACCCATTCTGATGTGGCCCTGGGGTGTAGTGCAACGGCTTGCGTACGCGCACTGCTTGTGTGTGCGGCTGGGCCGCGTGATGTGGCCACTCGATGCTGGTAAAGCCGTGTACCTTACTCAGCCGGGTCCAAGGCACCAGGCTTGTCCCGTCGCAGATGATTGTGTTGTCCTTGTCGAACAGTTCTCGCCCCTCGACCAGGTCGTCCACGAACACGCCACGCTCCGGAGCATCGCCGATCGCCCACCCCTCGCTGTAGATGTACTCGTCGCCAGGCAGCTGCCAAATGTCGCGCGGGACAGTGCTGATGACCAACTCGTACTCGCTCAGACCGAGGTCCCAGTTGACGTATCCGCCAACGCCGACGTCGGAGTTCTCTCGCTTGAAGAAGCTGGCAACCATCCCCTTCGTCGGGATGGAGTAGGGCTCGATCTTCCCGACGTATGTGCGCCAGAGCATGTCGTAGTGCTGGCGGATATCCCACGCCTGATGATCCGGTTCGAACTCGTCCTGACCGATGTGCCCGTCCCACCACTTGCCGTGAGTTTTCCGGCGATACTCTTCCGGGGTACCTCGCACCACGTACTTCACCGGGACACCCTTGTCGCTCTCCGGAGTCAGACCGGGGATCGGGTTGTGGAGGTACTGACTGCCGAATAGCTCGGACTTGCGCTTGCGGCTGAAGATGGCGACGTCGTAACCTTCGAGCGTGCAGGCGTGCGCGGCCAGTAGTCCGGTCGGCCCGCATCCGAGGATGGCGATGGTCATTGTGATCCTTTGCTGTACTGTGTGTAGCCCGTAACCCATACTACACTACTACTAGTTCATAGGTCGAAGAAGAGGCCCATGCTGGGATTGGGTAGGTCCCAGCATGGGCCTCGGGTGCCGGATGTCAGAGGTTCTGAACCCGGAGCATCTGCTCGCGAGTCATCTTCCTCAGTTTCCGACGCTTCTTCTCTCTGGCCTTCTTGCGATGCGTCGGCCAGAGTGCCGAATTCTTGGACACGACTCAGTCGTCTTCGTCGTCGTCGTCTTCGTCGTCGTCGAACACGTCGCCTTCGTCCTCGTCGTCGGCGTCGTCTTCGTCGTCGTCTTCGTCGTCGTCTTCGTCGTCGTCTTCCGAGTCATCCTCGTCGGTGTCGACGTCGTCCTCGTCGGTCTCGTCGGCCTCGTCTTCGCCGGCTTCGATGTCGTCTTCGTCCTCGTCGTCGCCGTCCAGGTCGATGCTCGCCGGTCCGTAGCCCTGGGCGTCGAGCTTGTAGTTGCCCTGGTAGGTGCCCTTCTTGCCGGTGATCACGAGCTGGATGTCGAGATCGTCGGGGGAGTTGACCTTGAAATCGTCGCCGATGGCGCGGACGTGATAGACCGGCTTGTTGTTCTTGTCGAGCTTCTCGGCCTTCTTGGTCTTGACCGCGCCCTCCCAGAAGTCCTCACGGACCTGCTCGTTGCCGTCGGAGATCGCGTCCAGGAGCTGATTCACGTAGCCCGCGCCCTGGTCCGTGATGTTCTGCTGACCGAAGATGGCGAATCCGTTGTACTTCGCGCGTGGCCCGGTGTCCGAGATCTCCGCCACGAAGGCGAGCATGTTGTCGCCGTTCTTGTTCTCCTTGATCGTCAGCTGCTTCAGAGAGCAGAGGTAGCTGCCGCTCGGCGGGTTGGGACCCTGGTAGGTCTTGATCCCGGCTTCCTTGGTCGCGCCGTTCTTGACCTTCTTGCCGAAGCGGAAGGTCTTGGCCTGTCCGGTAGGTGCCATCAGTTGTCATCTCCTTCTTGGGTGCCCACGGAATCTTCCTTCGGGCTTTCCTTCTCGGTGGTGGACGCCTTGGTGCGCGCGGCGGACGCTGCCTTCTTGGCAGCCGGAGCCGCCTTCTTCGCAGCGGGACGCTTCGGCTTGAGGTCGTCGCGGGTGATCTCGCCGGTGATCAGCTGGCGAATCTGCTTCAGGGTCACGTCCTGCGTCTTCGGCGCGAGAACGTTCGTGCGATCCTTGCCCTGAATGTTCCCCTGGTCCTGCCAGATGATGACGCGGTGCGGCTTCTTCACGTACTCGCCGTCCGAGTCCTTCACGAACGCACCGTCCTTCTTGACCTTGCGCATCTCCACGCGCAGGTTGCCGAAGGAGGTCATGTACGAGGCGACCGTCATCGCCATCTGATAGCCCTTGCCCTGGATGTCCGGAACGAGGATGGGGTTCTCCTCCTCGTCCTCTTCGTCACGAACCAGAGCGGTCCACAGGACGTTGATCGGCCAGGAGTTGATCATCTGGACGAACCGGAGGAACCGGTTCTGATACACCTGCCAGTCCTGCATGGCCGGAACGTCGGGGTTGCGCTCCGGATTCTCCTCCACGGCGTCCTCCAAGATGCGCCGCATGAGAAGCTTCTGCATGAAGGTGATGGAGTCGACCACGATCCAATCGAATGTGGCCTGCACCTCCTCCATGTTCTCCTCGACCCACTCGCAAGCGTCGGCCAGATCGTTCCAGTCGTCGATCGGCCACTTGCGAGCCTTGGATCCCTGCCGCTTGGCGGAGATGGTGCCGTCGTCCTCGGGTGCGAGGAACAGGACACGGTCATCACTACCGCCGAGCACGGTCTTCCCGGAACCGGGCTTCCCGTAGACCATGAGGTTGACGTAGTCATCGTCTTCGTCGAGACCGATGATCTGTGGTGCTAAAGCCAACGCTCTTCTCCCTTCTCTTCCATCTTGACAACCCGAGCCTCAAATTTGTTGAGGAGGTCGACCAAGTATTCCTTGTCGGTCCGGTGAATGCGACCGAGGTTGTGTTGTGCAACTACGCGCTTACGCAGCTTAGCACACTCGTCGAGTCCGTTCTTTTTGAGCGGAGCAACCACTACGTTCCTCCCTCGTACTTGAGCTTGGAATCGGCGGTCACTGACAGCTTGCTGTTCTGCGCTCCTTCACGATGATCGTGATACGGATCGCGCTTCCGGAACATGAGCTGCTTCATACCCTCGACATCGCCCTGGCTCTCGTCCATCTCGCACAGCTGGAAGAAGTCGCAGTACGGGCAGAGACTGCCTGGAGCCTTGAGGATCGGGATCTCGCCCTTGCGTGCCATGTCCATGACGGTGACGTCGTCCACGAGTCGCTTGAGCTGGTGGCTCTGCTGCTTCACCGTGCGCTCGACGGGATAGTCCTTGATCACCGGCATGGGCTGGTTCTTGGATACTTCGCCGTACACGACGACTTCGTTCTCCAGTGCCTCGGCTTGCAGTTGCTTGAGGGTCATGCCCTCTAGCTCTCCGGGCTCGTATTCAAGCTCCTTGCCGAGCTGGTCGATGTAGTGATCCTTCTTCGGCTGATTGCAGTACAGCCCGTCGGGGTTCTGCGGTCGCTCATCCGGAAGCACCTTCCGGAGAACCACGAACACCATGCCCTTGATCTTCTCCTGCGGGCCAATCAGGCCGAGGTGGCGAAGGATCGTGGTGGCGATGGCCGAGTAGCTTCCGCCCTGATCGTTGAACTTGTACGCCTCGGGGTGCGGGAAACCCTTGGAGGTCTTCCAGTCAATTATCCAGAGCTTACCGGTCTTGGTGTCTCGGATGACGAGGTCGATGGTTCCGACGGCGATAGCCTTACCGCGAATGTCGGCGGCGAAAGTGCGCTCATTGGCGATCACTTCCCAGTGAGGATTGCCGTTAGTGATCCTCATGTGCTCGCGAAGAGCGTGCCTGATCTTTTCGCACTCTTCATTGAACTCGGCTTCGTTGAAGTTCTTGCGACCCTTCTCTGTGGCGGTGGCCTCGTTCTTGGCCTGCCTCGCCCATTCGTCGAAGGTCTCGATGAGATCCCGGCCTCGCTTCAAACCGGGGATGTAGAATTCCGCCATTGCGAGGTGGAGTCCGGTGCCGAAGTCGCGAGCGCCGAGGACAACTGCGCTGGGGACCAGCTTCTCGACATAGGCCCAATACCAGCGCTGAGGACAGCTCTTGTATGCGCCCCTCTCTGAGGAGCGGACGAACGGCAACTCTGTCACCGTGTTTCCTTTCTCGTCTGTCCAATTGGTTCTGCTACCGCCAGGGAGCCGCTTCGGCATCGCCCGTCGGGTCCGTTACTCGTCTCGAGCCTACCTCTAAGATAGGTGGTCCCAATTCTTCGCGCCAGTTCCCGGCCGTAGAAGGATGCATCTACGCTGACCGTCCCTGACGATAGCAGAGCCAACTGGCTCTGGAAGACATCAGTACCAACGCCGACGCGGGAAGAGGATCCACTGTGGTCGGTCGTCGCCTCTCTGCACTGATGCCTTCCAGAACCCCCGATCCGCCGCTTCACTGGCAGGTGTTCACCGGATCGGGAGACTGGCTCCCTTGTGGGGAAGATCAGAATCCGTCGGCGCCGGGTTCGACTGCCTCGGACTCGGCCGGGGTCTCGGCGGGCGTCTCGGCCTTCGGAGTCCGGCTGCGCGGCTTGCGCTTGCGGGGAGCGATCTCGCCCTCGCCCTCGGTGTCGGCGGCCTCGAGGTCCTCGCCGGCCTCGGCCTCCTTCGCCTTCTTCTCGGCGGCCTTGCGATCCTTCTCGGCCTTCTTCTCGGCCGCGAGGCGCTCGCGCTCCTGCTTCTTGGCCTCGCGCTCGGCCTTCTTGGCCTCGGCGGCGGCGCTCTTCTGGGTCTTGAGCGCCTCCTTCTCGGCGGCTCGCTCGTCGGAGCCCTGCCAGACACGGTGCGTGTAGATCAGGGTCCACGCCTGCTCGGGGGTGACCGGGGTGTAGCCCTCGGCGTTCGCGAGGTTGGCGTTCATGAAGTTCGCGAACGAGGTGGATGCCTCGGTGGCCTTGACTGCCTTCAGTTCCCGCATCTCCTGCACGTTGCGGGGTGCGACGATGCGACCTTCCTCGGTCGTTGCGGTGGTGTCTTCCGACATTGTGGTCCCTTCCTCTGGACGGTTCGCCCACCCTGGGCGACTGCTGCCCTCTCGGGCGGTGCACTAACTACGTTACCCTACCTGATCGGGCATTGCAAGCAAAACAACAAACTTTGTTGCAACTTTTTGGGGAGAGCTCCTAGTTTCGGCCCCTTCCTTTTGACTTGGGATGGCTGAAGGAGACACGTGAGATCCGCGCTGGCTCGCCATCCTTCACTACAGGCGGGTGGAGACGCCCTGCGTCCAGCATCTCGCGCTTCTCTGCCATGTATTCCGCCTTGCGAAAATCCGCCTCGATGTCGTCCTGATCGGGGTTCCATTCCGCCAGGCGCTCTCGGAACTTCTTCTCGACGACCTTGTCTATGTCGCGCCTCAGGTCGAAGAGCTTCTGCTGTGCGACAGCTCGATCCGCCTGTAGCCTGGCGGTGCCGTACTCGTATTCGCGAATGGTGTTGTGATATCTGCGGCGAGCTATCCATCCGCTGACGGCGGACCCCGCTCCACCGGCCACGACCCATCCGACGTAGTCCCATGCCTCAATCATCTGCAATCTCTCCTTGGATCACTCCCGTGAGGATTCTGTACTGCTGCTCTTCTTTGGCGATTCTTCGTTCGTACATTTCGTCGTGCTCTTTCGACCAACGGCCCAGTTCCTTCGACCCGACCCACACAGTGTTCTTGAAGGATCGATTACCCCTCCTGTTGTTGCAGAGGTAGTGACTCGGCCTCCAGTTGAGATAGTCCCACTCTAGGTCAGGTCTTGAGAAAATGGTCTTGTAGTGATCTATCGAAAATCTCCAGGGGCCTTCTGTGGAAACTTCACCCTGGTCATCCCGGTATTGAATCGGCTCTTTGCATATCCAGCAAGGAGCGTCTCTTTCCTCGCACTCCTCAAAGAACCTCTTCCTCTTGTTTCGCCTGTTCTTGCTGGTCGTCATGCTGCGGCCTTCGGCAGGAGCCGCCTACGAGCGGCTCGAGACTCTTCCTTACTGCCGTTCAGTACTGCGTGGCAGATGTCGAACCGCTCGCTCACCGTTACGCCGATGTCCTCTTCGATGGTTCCGAGGCTGCGCACGTACCAGATTGTCACCGTGTGATCCACTCGCGACAATCGGTGTGCACGATCTTCCAGCTGCGTCTGCTTATCCGGGTCCCACATCTCGTCCAAGATGATCACGTCGTCCGCCGCGTCCAGCGTCAGAGATGTTCCAGCGGCCACAGTCTGCAGAAAGCAGATCTTCGGGCTGTCCGGGTTGTTCTGAAACTGATCCTGAATCTTCACGCGGTTCTTGGCGTTGGTCTCGCCAGTGATCGCGAACGATTCGGTCCCAATCTCCTGAAGTTCCTTCTGGAACAGGTCGAGCACCCGACGGAACTGGCTCGCGATCAGCACCTTTCCGGTGCCCTTCGCTTCCTTGCCGAGAAGGTCGCGCTCCATCAGCCATTCCTTGAGCCACTCCCATTTGTTCGAGGGCAACTCCGGAACGAACACGTCCTTCGTCATGGTGAGCTTCTCGCCAGTGGCCTCGTCAACCATGTAGTCGATCCGGCCGTTAGGCAGCTTGATCTTCTCGCCCTTGAAGTGGAGGATCTGATCGCTCTCCGGGTCGTAGACGTGGTCCTCGTAGACCTTGGGGATCGGGACCAGCCTCTTCTCCACGTGCCCGAGACTCGTGGCTAGCTGCTTCATACGAGTGAACTGCGCCAATCCGCCAATCGCTTCTAGCGACACGTCGTTCTCGTCGGTGTAGGTTCCCGACTTCACGAACTGGTCGTACGCCTTCTGCTGTGCGGGCAGGAGTGGTAGCCACACCCCCACGACGTCGCCTGCGGGGTGCTCGGTGCCACCGTACTGCTTGGGTGGCAAGTCAGAAGCCACCATAGCCTTCGTGCGGCGGATCATTATCGGCGCGATCTCCTTGTAGAAATCCTTCGGATTGAGGAGTTCGCCGACCTCCAAGGCACCGCCGTAGCCCTCGTCTGTGACCGCGAAGTGTCGTTTAGCCCACGGCCAGAATCCCGTGTATTGCTCCGGGTAGAGCCAGTTCAGCTGACCGAACATGTTCGTCGGCTTGCCACGCATCGGGGTTCCGGAGATACTGACCTTGAATCCGTTCTCCATCACGTTCAGTGCGCCCATACCTTGCCTCTGCTGAGACCACTTCTTCGCGTTGCCGGTACTGGTCGCCAGCGTCTCGTGAGACTCATCGGCGAACACGCCTGCCCAGTACTCCATGAACAGCTCGGGCACCTCAGCACGAACGATCTTCAGACCCTTCTCGGTCCGGAGGAACTTGCCGTAGTCGTCCACCTCGGCCTTCATACGAACCCAGTACGGATTCATAATGACCCAGGTTCGCATCTCTGGGTTCTGTTCCCATTCGTCGAACAGGTCCGTGATCATCTTCCCACGCTGCGCCTTCGGGATTGTCGTATCGAACACGACGACCTTGTCGTCGGTCCACTTACGAATCTCGTTCGGCCACGTGATCTGCTGCGCAGACTTGTTCGCGACCACGAGGATCGGCCCGTGAAGCTGCGCCTCCTCAACCATGCCGATCGTCTGGAGGGTCTTGCCGAGTCCCGGGTCGTCCGCCAGGACGAAGCGCCGAACGCGATTGCCGAAGTCGATACCTACGGTCTGGAACTTGCGAGTAGAAACGGCCTCCCAGATTCGGGGACTGCTCCCGCTCAGAGCCAGTTGGATCAGCTTCTGTTCGGTCGGGTCGGGAATGGAGTCTTGGCGGAGCTTCTCGGCCTCGGCCCAATCCTTCATGTCGGTGCTCAGGCGGATAGGCCATCCGAGAGGTGTGGCCACGAGCTTGCGAATGCGGAGGCATACGTGCCAGTGAAGGTCGTAAACCCAAGCCTTGCGTTTGGGGTCCCAGCGACCCCCGCCCACTTCCTTACAGCGAGCAGCGATGGTGTCGTGCCAATCGCTCTTGAGGATGAGCTTGTTGCCCACCTTATCTAGCCAGATTGTTCCCATGCGATCACCTTACCTTTCGAGCTAACCGTACCACACCATCGAACTCCTACTCGGGACTGAAGCCCAGCAAGGTTAGGACGCCGATTGCGGTGCCGATCAGGACGATCAGGGCAATGACCATCGCACACCAGATCAAGATCATCTGGAGACCTACGTTGGCCTCCATGAAGCCCTTCTTTATCTCTTCGAACCTCTTGCCCATCACACGACCCCGATCAATGCCTCGAGATGTACGGCCCGGAACTGGCCGTTGCTGTCCATGAAGGACAAGTAGGATTTGCCGGTGGTCTCGCCCTCGGCGAGATAGAACACGTTCTGCAGATCCCAATTGAAGATCTTGTTGTCGCTTGTGCGATACGGAACGAAGCAGGACTCGACGGTCTTGGAGATACTGTTCCGCCAGACGATCGTGTTTCCGCGGATCGCCTTGAGAATAGTGCTGTCCTCGTCCTCGTGGATGTCGAAGGGAAGTTCGTACTCCACGTTTTCAGCCGGTTCTGACATGGCAGCGGCCTCACCGTTTAGCCTGCGGTTTGTTGCCCGCTGCCTGCTCTGCCACTTGACGTATCGATCCATGTCCGGTTTGGGCGCTTGCACGAGCCGGTAGGCGTCTTTCGTGCTGTGCACCTTGACCTTCATTTCGTGAAGCTGGTAGGAAGGCGAGAAGGCCAACTGGCGGTTCTGCCATTCGATGACGAGGGTCTCGGGACCACGTGTTGCCGTGACTCGGAACCACGTGTGTTCTTCGTCACAGTTCCACTTGGTCTGCCAGCCGCTCTCCCGAGCGGTCCCGATGAACTTGTTTGCCTTCTCCAGACTCACGGCAGCACTCCTATGAAGATCAGTTTGGAAAGAACATTGTCGGCGTGGACCCGGCACTCGTGGTGAGGAACCGATCCGGTGATACGTAGCTGAACGACTGCTCGCTCGTTGCACTCCGGCCACGTGCAGACCGCCTTATCCTCTGCATCGAGCACGGTGACGTCCTGCTTCGTGGTGTCGTCCCAGAATACCACTTTCATACGATGTGTCCCGTCGCCAGGAGAGACTCCTTGAGGATCGGCAGTTCGTCCACGTCTCCGACCGTGAAGTACGGAGTGAAGTCCAGAGCCTCCATCGTGCTGTCGTAGTGCTGATACACTCTGGAGGCGACTCCGTTCCACTGCGCCTCGCTGTCTTCGTACATCACAACTCCTGATCGTACCGGATGTCGGCCTGCGCCTCAATGAGTTTGAGAGCATCGGGGCCGACATTGCCATACCCTAGCATGGCCAGGGCTTCCCGAACGCCCTGCATTCGAGCACGAAGGAGGCTCATCTCCTCTTGCGCACCGTGCCCGACCATCTGTTGTTCGATCTGCTCTTCCAGGTCTTGCTCCTTCTCCATGAGGTCGAGGAGATGCGACCAGAGCTTCAGCTGGCGCTTGTACTGGCGAACCGAGTAACTGCTCACGTAGAACCCGGCTGCGATCGGGACCTCTTGCCCGTTGAGCTCGACCGTAACGGCTTCGTCCAGCTGATCTGTGATCTGACGAACGCCTTTGCGATCTACCTCGTGCGAGAGATAGTAGAAGTTCATCTTCTTCGCCATCACTGCTCTCCGACGTAACGCACGAAGAGCTTCCGCTTGCGCGCGTGAGTTTCGAAGTGCTCCGGAGGCCGGAACGATACGTACCGACCTGCCCGAATGTTCGACCGAGCGGACCCTGCCGCGTTGGATGTCGGGAACTCGCGCGGCCACTCCGCCCAGCACATCGGCTTCTTCTTGAGCTCCTCCGCGAACGCTGCAAGTTCCTTGCTCATATTGCCCACGTTCTTGGGTGGAGGCGGAACTTCTTCCACGAAATGCGTCATCTCTTCCTCACTCTTAATCGTTGTCCCCAGCCGAGACCCAGCTGGATTCCGTGCTTCTCGAAGTGCTTCTGACACATGAATCCCCACGGACCAGTTGTTGACTTAGCGTCGTAAACCGCTGGGATACCACAGAAGGCACATTTCGGGATCTCATCGACTTCTGTTACGTCGGCGGGCTCCTGACTCACGCCAACGCCTCCTTTCTGTCGCCTGCGGCCTTGTCGTTTCGCAGGTTGATCTTGGAGGCAGCGGAGTGTCCAGCTGCCCATGCGTCCGGATCGGCGTGGCGGATCTTCTGCTTGACCGCCTTGATCGGCTTACGCGGAGCCGCCTCCTGATCCGGATCGGGCTTGGGCTGGTTCGCCGGGTCTAGCTCCGGATAAAGCTCGTACATACGCTGGCGAACGCGGTCTTTGTCCTGCGTCATGGCGGGGAGGTTCGTCTTGTCGAAGTACTCCTCGCGACCAGCCTTCAGCGCGGCCATGCGCTGACTCAGCGTAGCTGAATACGAGTCGATGAAGCTTCTCCGCCAGAGGTGCGGGTTGGAAGGCTGTCGCTTGCCGGGAAGCACTTCCTCTCCGATCTTGGTGGCGTGACGCTTGAATCCGTTACGGAGTTTGCTACCCGCGTTCTTCTCGGTGAGCATGCCGTAGGCGTCCTTCGCCTGGTTCTTCAAGCCGATCTCGCGAACCTGGCTCCAGCTGTATCCTGCCTTCTTGAGCCGGTAAACGTTCTCGTCGAACCCACGACTCGCGTCCCAGGTCGGGAACATCTTGGTCATGATGTCACTGAAGATGCCAAGCCACAGCATCTCGGCGAACATAAGATCTTCCTCGTACCCGATGGCTCGGGTCTTGTTGTTTGCGAAGAACCACATGCACCCGGCATGCCGGAAGACGTTGCCGCGAATCCCGGAGATCACGCCTTGGATGGCGTACTCCTCCGTGTCTCGAGACATGGTGAGCCTGCCGGTGTTCCAGTTGTACGTGGAGCCGCGCACGGAGCCGTCCTGGACGATGTCGACGGTCTCGTAGTCTCGCTCGACAGGCTGGCGGACTTCCTTCTCGTCCCGATTGAAGTTCAGAATCGCCCGGTCGATCTGGTACTGCGCCATGAGGCGATCGGCCTGCTCTTGGCTGAGGATCCGCTCGTGCTCCGGCGTGCCCTCGTGGGACGCCTTTATCAGGAGATTCTCGATGATGCGCAGCCTGCGGTCCTCGCTCATGCGTACACCTCCTCGCCGAAGATGGCGTACTGCACGATGCTGTCCGCGATGTTGGCGTCGATGTCTCCGGCGTCGTTGGAAACGATGGCCTCGAGGACAGTTCTGCGAGTGGTCGGGCCAGCCTTGGCCAGGAGCCCGCTGATTCCAGCGGCGATCATGTCCGAGTCGATCTTGAGCCCACCGGCCTCCATGGCCTGCGAGTAGATCATCTTCATGTGCGGCTTGTCGTCGCAAGATTCTTCCACGTCGAAGGTGATCCAGGCGGCTGTCCATACGTCTGCCGTGAAGTTCGGTCCCTCAATCTTCTCCAGAGAACCTGTTCTGTTCGACCAGCTCGCCCAGAAAAGGCTCCCTCCGTATTGGCCATCGAAGGCGGTGACCAGGACGTCCCCCACGAATTCCTCGGTCAGCTCCCAGTCGAGGTTGATCTTGACCTTTCCCATCACATAGCTCCTGTCCCACGGTGGACAGCGTACATCGCCTCCACCTTCTCGTGATCGATGTCTTCCGGTTCCCATGTGCAGAGCAGGTCCTCCACGATGTGGCGGTACTCGGCCGGAAGGCCGAGTTCTCCCATGACTGCGATTGCCTTCTCTGCGAAGACCTCCTCCTCCGGAGTGGGTTCCGGAGGACTGCCGTACTGTGCCTTCATTCCTGATCCTTACCTGGCGTGCCTACCGTACCTGTAAAGCGTACCACGGTTGTGCCTTCTGCGGCTACAGGTCGTCCTCGTCGTCTAGGAGGTCGCCATACTCGTAACGCTCGAGCTCGAAGTCACGCTGAAGCTGCGAGCGATCTTCGTACGCGGCTTCCAGCCAATCGTCCTCGCCGTACATGTCAGGAGTACTGCGGGCAGTAGATTACGATGCTGGCCGCGTAGAGGCTCGTGAGCTCATCCGTGGTGTACAGGGTGTCCCCGCCGGAGTCCTGGTTCGCAGCGAAGAGAATGGCCACCGCTGCCTCCTCGGGGTATCGACTCCGCGTGTCGCAGATACTCTTAGCCATCTTGACCGCTGCTTCGGGACTGGCGTAGTAGACCCCGGCGTCGTCCAGGAGCGCGAGGAACTTGTCCTCGTCCGTGAACACCTGGTACTTCGCGTCCGGCGTCATGGTCGTTTCCAGAGGAGCGGTGGTGGAGTGGATGGCGACCGCTTCCGGCGTGAACGCGGGCTTCGCCGTGTCGCTCGGGTCGCACGCGGTCAGTGCAGCGATCGCTCCGAGGGTTCCGCCAACGGTGACGAGCAGCTTGGTCCTGATCTTCATGAGTTCCTTCCTTGGGGAGCCTGTCTCCCGGGATCGGCTGGTCCGCAGACCAGCCTCACCCGCGCCACAGTTCCTAATTCCAGAAGATCGGGGACCCTCCGGGAGTCTCCAGCTCCTCTCCGTACTTGCCCTGGCGACCACCGTCGTAGCGAGGGACACGATCCTGAACGTCCACGGAATGGTCCGGAGTGTTGGCGGGATTCCGACCGAGCGTCACCCTCGGCTGCTCGTGGAATTTCCCGGCGCAGATCGGCCCGATTCCGGCGGCGATGCTGCCCTCGTCCGTGAGAGTGCGTCCGCAGCGGATGCAGAATCCGTACATCTTGCCGAACGCCTTCGCCTCTTCGAGGCTGAGCAGCTTGCCTTCTGCGGCGATCTCGCGAAGCGGACGCTTGCCGCGATACTCCCACTTGCCGGAGCCGTCCTTGACGACGAGCACCTTCGTGATGAGCTGGCCGGGATTCATTCCGTGGACAGAGCGGTAGACCTTGTAGTAGATGCCCGGAGGGGTCGCATAGATCCCCTCTTCCACTGACTCGGGGCTACGACCGGAGTTCGCCTTGGCGACCGGCTCGCCCTTCCAGTGATCCGGCATGCGCTTCCCGAACTGACGCAGAGTCTTCCGGTCGACCCACCACTGGCGCTTCTGCGGATCCCACTTGCCGTAGAACGGCTCGCCCTTGACGCGATCCTTCTCGGCGTACGGAACGTTGAGATAGGCACGATTGTCACCGTGATTCTCGATCCGCTTCGCGTCGGCCGCTTCGCTGTGCGCGTTCGGGTTTCCGGCGTAGCATGCGCGGATCTCGGCCACCGTGGCAGCGTGGCCCTTGCACTTCCCGCAGGTTGCCATCTCAGATCTCCTCTCCGGGCTTCAGCTCCACGAGTCCGTGGAGTACCTCCACCGTGTCCCAGTATTCCTCACCGACGAACTCCATGAGCCCTTCCCAGGTGAACGACTTCCCGCCCTCGCGGGCTCCGCTGATATACCACTCGGCTTCGCCGAGGTGAGGACGGAGACCTCGCGGACTGTACATCTCCTTGCGGACGCCGATTGCCACGTAGTGATAGCGGCTGGTCACCGGATTCGCAGCGGTGAAGTGGAACCGCTTCCAGAAGCGGACGACGGGCGGATCGCCCTCCAGGTACTCGGGCTCGTTGGGGCGCCTGGCCGCTCGGCGCTCGGCGAGGATGGCTGCCTCCGCCAGCTTGGCGCAGGCTTCCCAGAGGGCTCCGGCGTTGCCCTCGGCTTCGCCGATGATCTCGCCGGGGTCCACGTAGTTCGGGTCGTAACGGTTGTGCTCGTCGTAAGACATGCTCACTTGCTTCTCCTGATCGTTGGTGCGGATGCTGTCGGGCCGTGCCCTACCTGCACTGTACAGGTAGGGCACGCACCCCACAAGCGGTTTCGTCAGTCCTCGTCGGCCAAGGGGCCGAAGGCCTCCTCCCACTCCTCGGGGGTGGCTCCGGTGAGGATGAACTCGCGGTCGTCTGCGGACAGCTCGGGGAAGGCGACCTGGATGTGCGGGGCGGACCCGTTGGCCTGGCCGACCAGCCATTCCTCCAGCGCCGTCGGCGCTACGGGGATGACGCGGGTGTGCCGAACGCCTGTCAGGGCGGACTCCTTGGTGAATTGGACCTGGTTCGGGTCCAGCTGTCGCTGAGCCTCCTGCCCGATCTTGGAGGCGTGCTCCGGGCAGGCGTTCATGGCCATTTCGGGCTCGCCGTTGATAACGGCGACGAACTCCAGGGTCGCCGGGTTCTTGCACCCCGCTTCGGTGCACGCGGAGTCGATCGCTCCGGAATCGTCGGTGATCGCAACGGTCTGGAGCAGTCGCGTCTGGGTGTTCATGGGTGCCTCCTCAGGCTCGTGCGTGGATGGGTTGGCAGTCCTGGCGGACTAGGCGGGAACCGCTCCCCTCCCCGAAGGGGAGCGATTCCACCTAGACGGTCAGGCCTCTTCGCCGCTGAGCAGGGCGCGGAGCTTCTTGACCGTCAGCTTCTTGGCGTCGGCCTCGGGGGCGAGTTCCTGCTCGACCACCATGGAGACCAGCGCCGCCTTCGGCGCGGTCCGGAAGTCCACCTCCGGCTCCTGCTCGGGCTCTTCCGCCACCGGAGCGGCCAGGTCGGCCCGGATGGCAGCGGCGACTTCGTCGCTGACCGAGTTCACGGTCTGGACCACCTGGGCATCCTCGCCCTCGATGGTGGCCCGGTCCTCGGTCCGGCCCAGAAGGGTCTCCGAGCCCCGGATCACGGACCCAAGGGTCCGGCCGCGGAAGGTCTCGCGCTCCCGGTTCAGGTCGCTGGCCTGCATCCAGCGATGCATCAGCAGCAGCGCCTGGACCTGCTTCGCAGAGATATCGATTCCGGCCTCCCGGCGGATGATCTGGGCGAAGAGGTGGTGGGTCTCCAGCGGATCCTTGTCCGCGATGTAGCTCCAGTCTTTGTCCGCCTTGAACCCCTTCGGGGCGATGAAGACGTCGGCCTTGGGACGCGCGGCCTCCTGGGCAGCAGCAGCGGCGACGGAAGCGGTGGTGTTGGACATGGTTGCTCCTAAGGGTGTGGCCCTGGTTCTGGGCTCCGGTGCCTGGCCGGTTGGCCTGACAAGAACGATGCTACGGCACGCAACCAAGGTACGCAACCCCCTCCCCCAAAATTTCCCGGAAATTGACCCGAAAAGCCCTGGTAGGGGCCGAAAAAATTTTTTTTGGCCTCGCGCGCGCAATGTGGAACGTGCGAGGACACACGCTTGCGCGCAATATGGAACGTGCTCGCATGGCGCGATCGTTGTTACGTGCGTGCGTCCGCACATTCGGTCGTGCGTTCGCGCGGATCTGCGAGAGCACATGTCTGCGCATGGCGCAGGACACGAGAGCGCATTATGCGCCGGTCTGCGATCGCGATGTGCGCGGACGCGAGCGCATGACGCGCAGGATCGCGCATAATGCGCGATCAGGTGCGCCCAGGACACGAGGGCGCATTATGCGCCCGTCTGGCGCAGGTAAGCGCGTGCGCGAGCGACACGAGTGACGCGAGCGGGCACACGCCGCGTCGTTGGGCACAAAGGATCGTGCGCGATACACGCACGAGCGACGAGCGAGCGCGACATGCGAGAGCGACGCGCGCCTAGCGCGACACGCACGAATCGCGAGAGAGCGCGTTTCCACGTTCCGTGCGAGCGCCTGCGCTCCAGGCGCGAAAGCGTGGAACACGCGCGATCAACGTGTTCCCGCGCGTGTCCTCGCACACAGGCGCGAAAGTGTGGATCGCACGCGATCGCTATTCCGTGCGTGCGTTCGTGTGCTCGGGCGCGAAAGTATCGATCGCGCGCTGCTCTTACCACGCGCGCGATACAGATCATGTCTCACACTGTTTTAAGGCGCAGCCCTGCGTATCGCTCGAGCGGATCTGCGCGAGCGCGCAGCCCTGATCGCGTTGGGCTATCGGCTGTCCATAACCTTGATGGACTTCAGTGCAATAAGGTCTTCTTCGAAGCGGATCTTGGCCCAAATCTCACGACGACGCTGCATCTTGGCGTGGTCTGCGCCAAGTTCCTCGACGTCCTCCATGAACAACATGAACAGTTCGTCACGCAGAAAGTGACGATATTCCAGAAGGGCGACACGAGCACGAAGCTCGTCGTTCTCGCGATTAGCGCGTTCCAGAGTGTCGTTCTTGAACTCTTCCCAAGCCTGATCTCGCTGACGCTTGGAGGCTGGTCGCTGACTGAGCCAGCGAAAGAACACGCCCACCGCGCCGCTCGCGATGGCTGCCGTAGCCAAAGGGACGATGACCTGGGTCCACCACATTATCGGGATTCCTTCTCCACGATTTCAGCGACGCGACGCTTGAACGCTTCAAGCTTCCGGTGCAACTGAAAAATACGTATCACGCAGAAGATAGCGAACCCAAACTGCATCCAAGCTGCAATAGTTAGAGGAGGCTCCCACCCATCGTATCTCCAAGCGATTCCGAAATAGATAAAGCTCATTCCGCCAAGGATGATCACCCCAATCATCTCGAGGTTGGCGGAGTCTGGCGTGTCCCCCATCGCTAGAGCAATGAGGATCGCCAAGGTACCAGCTATCTGCATCCCGATGAACACGAAATGGTACCAGGCTGGAGTCGTCTGAACAACAGACTCCGGAACCTTCAGCAAGATCAGCTGAAGCATTGCCGGGATGATCGTGATCCCGGTCATAATCCTGTAGATCGGAAATCCTACAGAACGGTCGCTGTCGTGCGTGAGGTTATCGAAGAAGACCTTCGTACGATCCCTTGCCGAGTGCCATTCCACCTAAGACCTCCAATTGAATCCGAGCCTTGCTCTCCCGAGCATCGCTATTCCAAAGAATATGAAAAATAGCGCCCCGAGCGCACCGTATGAGGTCTGGTACTTGATGCAGTCGATCACAATCAGGTAAGCGAGTGCAAAGGACCAGATTCCCATTAGGGTACAGCCAGATCCAATCTGGAGCTGATTACTGCGGAATGACCCTACGAGGATCAGGACACCGCAAGCGATTGCGAATGTGCCCCATGATTCTGGAGACCAGGGGACGGAGAGGAGTCGCGTATACTGCGACGCCTTCCCCGCCCCGAAAAGAGCATCTCCAAAGATGTACGTTAGGAAGCCAAATAAAAGACAGGTGACGCCAAGAAGGACACTGATTCCTCGGATGAAATCGTAAGCTTCGCTGAACTTGCGTTTCTCCTCAAAGTCCTTCTTGGCGTCATGATCCATGTCAGATGGCTTCGTCCCGGATGGAACCCGGCACCACCGAACCCTCGACGACGTTGACCTTCGGGGTGAGACCCGGACGGCCGGCGATGAATGCGAGAGTCAGCGAGACACCGCTGAGGATCAGGCTCTGCTCGTCCTTGTTCAGTTCCAGACCGTAGTGCACCGCCAGCGGGAGGATGGCTGCGGTCAGGGCGAGGATCGCCGGATAGATGTTCTCTCGGACCTTGATGGCGACCCAGAGGAACAGCACCGCTCCGACTACGGTCTGGATGACCGCCTGGCCGGTCTCCGACACCGGAATCGCGAAACCGGAGAAGAGGGCGACGAGCATCATGACGAAGCCCTGGATCGCTGCGGGCTCGCGATTGAAGATCAGCGCGGGGGTCTTGGTGGTCGTGACTGTCATTCTCGCTCCTATGCTGCGATGAGCTCGACGCCTTCGGTGACGGCGAGCGGGTATCCCTTGTCGTCCACGAGGGACAGGTTTCGAACCGGCTCGGTGCCCAGCTTCTTGATCGCACCGGACGGATCCCATTCCAGCGTTCCGAACTGGAATTCCTGACGCTTGCCGCCAGTGCCGTTGTCGTACTCGTCGGTGATCGGCCAACCGAGCGGGCCGTCTTCCCAACCCTCGAGCGCCCAACGCTGACCGATGACGCCACCCAGCATGTGATCGCCGATGGACGGATCGTTGGCGACGTAGAGCAGGCCGCCCTGGAAAGCCATGACTGCGCCGGAGACTCCGTGGCCCTCGATCAGGCTGAAGTCGCGAACCGGGTATCCGAGAGGACCTCGCTCGAACCCGCGACGGCCGTAAGCCTCGAAGATTCCCGAACCGGGGATCTTCGGGTCTGCGTGAGGAATGGCAAAAGCGCCGATTCCGGGGTAGAAGTAGATGTTCGCGTGGTCGTATTCGACCTGTCGGCCACGGAAGTCCCGGCCGATCTTCATTTCGCCTTCGGCACCCGGCTTCGCGTGTCGGACACCGACCCAAGGATTCTCCTTGGCCTCGAGCTCGATCATGTTGATCACGACCGGCTTCTCGATGTCGCGAACCTTCAGCTGCTGGCGGACCCACTTCATGTCCAGATTGCCGGGATCCCACTTGCCCTGGATCTTGCCGTATTCCTTGTGGGCGACGACCTTGTCCCAGGGGTTGTCCAGGAAGATATTGAGGGTCTGGACGCCCTTCAGATAGGCGTCGAGCTGAGGTTTGCTCCAGGCTGCGGTGCCGTTGTGAGCCGCCTCGAATCCGACACACACAGCGTTGCCGTTGTTCGTGGGGATCGTTGGCCAGGAGCCGGTTCCCGCGTGCCAGGCGATGCCGATGCCGCAGATGGTGTAGACACCGTTCGGTGCGAGATGCCACTGAGATGCCAACCCGAGGCTGGGATGCTCTGCGATACCTCGCGGCGTTTCGCCGAAGGAACCCGTGTGGTGCATGAATGGACCCCACACCTTACCGAAGTCGCCGTGTCCCCGACCACGCCAACCCGGATATTCGTTGACCTTCAGTCCAGCCTTCCTGAAGGCCTCGACCATTCCTACCGGATCACCCATAGACGCCAGTATACCACTAGCTCAGCCACACTCCGCCCGCAGACCAGGCTCCACTCGTTGCCAAATTCAGGGGTGCCACGGTATTCTCAACGAAAGCCGCTGAATAAGTAGTAGAGACACCGGCTTGTTGACGCCTGATGATGTCGTCAGATGTGGCCGTATGGGCCGAGGCGTTGGCGATGAAGGCAACACACAGCTTTCCTGACCCGGTAGGTGTGAGTGCCGCCGTGCCACTCGAAGAAACAGCCGAAGTGTACGATCCGACATTCGTAACGCTAGAGTACTCTGCGACGATTAGAGTTCGCCACGAACCGCCACCGACCGAGTTGATCGTGTGCTCACCGGCGGCGACGTCGACGATATACATGAGATGGATGCGGGTCGAGGTCACTGACCCGATGGGTGCGACGGTGACCCCGTCGACCTGGAGTGAAAGCCCGGAGGTCGAGTTCGTGGCGAGCCCAATGATCAGTTTGCCCGTACCGGTCGTCATGACGACGGTCGCGTTCGCGTTCGACTTGGCGTCAGAGGCGGCCTGGACGAAGACCGGGTCCTTTTTGTTCTTCTTCCTACGTCGGAAGGCTGCGCCAATCACGTAACGACCCATTCATCAGTAGCACGCTTTCGGAGGAACACACTGGACCACTGCGCGCTGGTCGAAAGAGATGCGGCTGTCCTCAGGGTCACTCCAGAGCCGGGAACGAGTGTTGCTGCTCCAGCCCCGATCTGCGCGACCTCAATCGCCGTGCCTATCGGGAATGCGACAGAGCTGTTCGGTGGAACCGTGACGTTCACTGCCGAGGCAGAGTTTACTTCGACGGCCTCTCCTGCATCACCAGCGACCAGGGTGTCGTTACCCGTAATCGAACGAGCCGTGACCTGCTGTGCCGCCAGGAGAGAGGCCGAAGAAGCTTTCGCGTCGAGGGCTGTCTGAAGGCCGGAGACGTCACTGATGACGTGCGAGTGGGATGAAGGAGGAAACGTGCTCGGCTTGTCTGCAATGCCGCCCCACGACGTGGTTCCGGGCGGACCCTGAACGCCCTGGATACCCTGATCTCCCTTGGGACCCTGAACACCCTGGATTCCTTGGTCGCCAGTGTCGCCTTTGTCTCCCTTGTCACCTTTGAGACCGGTGTCGCCCTTGGTCCCCTGGGGACCCTGCGGACCCTCCGGACCATCTTCGCCCTGGATTCCTTGGACACCCTGAATGCCCTGGATACCCTGGTCGCCTTGATCTCCCTTAGGGCCAGCAGGCCCCATAGGGCCGCGGATCAAAAAGCCTTCTAGCTCTGAGGGCCATCCAGAAGCGGTCCGAACGTACATGCGGCCATTGCCGTTAACGAGGGCCTGCGAACCTGTCGGGGCATCACCAGGGAGTTCGGAGTAGGTGTCTACGACGTAGTCAAACTCGATACCCTCGCCGGTATCTCCCTTTTCGCCCTTGACACCCTGGATTCCCTGTTCGCCTTGCTCTCCCTGGATACCCTGGATCCCTTGGATACCCTGGACACCCTGCTCGCCCTGCTCTCCGGTGTCACCCTTGTCACCCTTGTCACCCTTGTCACCCTTGTCGCCCTTCGCTGCGAACAAGGTGAACTTGGAGCCGTCCGGGGTAGTTCCAGAGGTGTGAGCCGTGGTGCACGCCCATGTCTGCCCCAGATAGGTCATGGTGTCGTACGGGGCGTAAGCTGTAGAGGGTGCCCAAGCTCCACGGAACGTGTATCCCTGTCCGGTGTCGCCCTTCGCCGCCCATCGCTCTACATGGATCCACGCCCAAGAAGCCGCTGACGTGTGGGCGGCGGTGACTCGAAAGGTCTGACCCCCCGACGGTGTAGATATCGTCTACAGCGTAAACTGTGTTTGGCTGCCAGGCTCCTCGAGGATTGAAGCCCCGACCGGTATCTCCGGTGTCACCCTTCTCGCCACGATCTCCCTGCGGTCCCTGGTCTCCCGGCACACCCTGAAGACCCTGGCTTCCGGTGTCTCCCTTGTCTCCCTTGGGACCCTGGGGACCGGGGTCTCCCTGGTCACCTTTCTCGCCACGGAATTCGCCTGTCTCCAGTGCCCCTTCGACTTCGTCGTGAAGAGCCTTTGTTCGAGCGTACCAATATTCGGCCATGTTGTCGCCGAAGATCGGGTCGCCCTGGGCGTTAACCTGGCGGATCTCGACAGTTTGATTCAGGAGAAAGTCACGATCTGCGTCCAGTACATTCAGCTGAGCCTCCGAGAACATTCCCTGCGGAAGACTGAAGCCGTTCTTGACATTCCACACAACGAGGCCACCCGGCCATTCTTCGCCGCGTAGCTCTCGTTTGTTGGCCTTGCCGATGTACCAGACGTAAGCCATGCCTACATCCTACCTTTCGTAAGGTGCGTTTGCCGCGTCGAGGTTCGCCTGGACCATGCGTTCTGCTTCCGCCAGGTCTCGAGCCAGATTGCGTTCGAAGGCGTTCGTGGCGATCCGCATCATCTCGCCCTTCTTCAGGCGGGTGTCGATCTGATCCCACGCCTCTCCGGTCAGGGCTTCCAGGAGCGTCCGGTACTGGAGCATCAGTGTGGACTGATACTGCACCTTCCTCTCCAGGATGCTGATGTAGAGGGCCTGCTTCTGGTCCGGGTTGATGTCGGCCAGCGGGTACTTCAGGGGTTGAACCTCTTCGGTCATTTCACTCTCCTTCTGGAATTACATCGTGGATGAACAGGTCGTCCCATTGACCTGCGCTTGCGAACAGAACTCGAGCCACGCCAAGACCGCCTGTTCGCTTACCCTTCCCTCGAAGAGCAAGGTTCCCGGGGTCTGCCCAACTCGTCACAAACTGATTGTTCTTCTCGATAACATAAGTGCTGTTCGGCTCGTCAAACTCAATTGCCCAGCGGTCGTAACTTGTCTTTGGAATTCCAGTGAGACGCTTGCGTTCTGTGAGGGAGCTGGCGTCAGAACCTGAAACTGTGAATAGAACAAGTTCTGTGGTTGTTTCAGAATCGCCGCGAATTACCATATTCACGCCTGAGGTTCCATTTGGCGTGCAACCGAGCCGCATGAACATTTCTCGACCGACATGATTCTTGGCCGTGGCTTCGATCCGGTGGTGCGGAGTGGCCATCTGGCCGCGATAAATCAAGTACTGAAGGCCGTCGCTACTGCCGTTGTAACGGAAGTCGCCCTGTGAACTGATCTTTGCGCCGGAGCTGAAGTTGTAGGCGCTCGGATCGGCTGCGTTGAAATCGTCGAACCAATACTGCGGTGTAGGCTCGACAGTCTGTCCGAGGTTCGGGGCGATCTGACAGAAAGGAGTTCGGCCAGACTTCCATCCGGCGTTCTGAGGCAGCGAAACGGTAGTGCCGGGAACCGGTTGGCCCGACAGAGTGACGTGGCAACGGGTACCGTACGGAACACTGTGATAGGCTGGGATGCTGAACTGGTCGCTAGAGTCCGAGGCACCAAACGAGCTTGCAATGGCGAGCTGACCGGTTCCCACAGAGGTCCACATCACAGCGATGTTGTCGCCAACGCCCGGAGTGTACTCCTGCTGGAGAACGGCGTCGACCCAGCCGTACTCTGCGATGCCTGGGACCTGCGAGATGAAGTTCGAGCTGACCGAGACACACATCCAACGATCGTTGTCTTCGTCGTATGTCCAGAGAGAAGCGTAAGCTTCTGTGACGCTGCCGATGGCCCGAGCCATGAATGTAAGCACGTTCCGAGAGGCGTCGGATCGCGCCCGCGTAGCTGCGAACGGCCCACTGCGATTGCTACCGCTGGCAGAGGTCATGCAGCTCTGTGGAATTCCGAGGTTGATGACCGCCTCGAACGTGCCCGATCCGTGGAAGTGACCGGGAAATCCACCACCGTCGGCGGTTTGTCCGTCCACGTCAACTCGCCAGTTGTCACGAACGCTGACCGTGTTCAGATCACACGTCACGTCGCCACCGGGAACGAGGCCTTGCCAGTTGGGAACCGCGCTGCTGTAACGCAACTCGTTCTCTCGTCTAAGAGCCTCGGACTTTGCTTTCATCGCAGCGACGGCGTCTCGAACCTGCTGCTCGGTCATGCTGCCTTCGGCCTGCTGAGCCGTGGCACCTTCCCAAACCTTGTTCGTCAGCTCCTGATTGCTCTCCTGCGCTGCAACCGCCGTGTCTCGTGTCGTATTGAGAGCGTTTGCCAACTTCTGCCGAGCGTTTCCGACGCCGGGAATCCAGGAGAGAAGGCCAAGGATGAAGTCGATCACGGTGTCTACCGCATTGCCGACAGCGTCACCGAACCATTGGAACGGAGCCAGGAATTGCTCGAAGAAGTTCTTCGCCATCGCTCCGGTTCCGGTCAAACCCTGTCCGAAGCCGAAGAATGCGCCGATCGCACGGAACACGTATTTCAGATGACCGAAGTCCAGACCGAGCTCGCTGAAATCACCGCCGTTGAAGATGATGATAAGCTCGCTAATGAAATCCTGAATCTGTTCCAGGATATCTCGGTTCAGATCGTCGATACCCTGCTGCATCACGATCAGATACTTCGAGATGCTCTTCAGGGTGTTGTTCACCTGAACCATGTTGACCGCGAAGTCCTTGTTGTACTTCTGATTCGCGACCTGCTTGAGGAAGAATACTTCCCTACTGTTCGACTCGGCCATGACTACTCCGGGAAGGTGATCGGGTCGTAGTTGAAGGCGTCGACATGCTTGGTCGTCATCTGGACGATACCGGCCTGGTCATTCGGCTGAATGGTCATGATCCTGTGCCACTCCGATTTACGCCCCTCCATCGGCATCTCTCCCGAGATGAGAATGTCGTCTCCGACGTCGTACGTTCCCCACGGAGCGTTCGGGTGATACATGTCCACCGTGATCGCTCCCCAATGGTGCGGAACCTGGCGGATCGCCAGCTTGCGACCAGCTCGAGCAGCGCTACGCTCACGGCTGTTGATCAGGGCGTCTTCATCCTTGATAACCCTTCGGTACCGCGTGGGGTCTGCATTGACGAGATGGGTCTTGTGCATTTTCCCGGGGAACCAACCACGAACGATCACCTCGGAGTTGTACTGAATGTCCATCTCCTGAGCAGGCGACATAGACAGGATGTTCTCTCGCTGCTTGAAGATCAGGCCATTCTGCACTGTTCCGCCACGCGGATACGCCAAGCGAAGAGTCTTGTTGATAGCCGTGCGACCCGCGTTCCATGCGGAGTCTTCGAAGAAGTCGATCGGCACGTCCCGACATAGGCTGTGAATCTCTTCGAGACAGTCCCGATAGTCCTCGCTGCGGACGAAGTAAGCGAAGAAGTCCAGTACGAATTCGCTGCCGTCGTAGTAGAAGCCGGGGAGGAGGAGTGTGTTACTACTGGCCGGACTGACCGTCACCCCGAGGTTGCCCTGAGGCTGCGCCTGTATGTGTGTCCAGATTCGATGGATAACCTCGAACGGGTCCACCGCGATAGGGTTGTAGTTCTGGAGCCACGGAATCTGATCCGGATATCCGGAGAATCCGTTAGCCGTGATCGTGACCGCCCCGGTCTCTGCATCAATGTCTGGAGGCTGCGTGATTCCGCTGCCAAACACCCACGGCGTTCCATCTTGCCTGTCGATTTCCACGTGGACCATCTGCCCGTATCCCTTGAACAAAATGCCCTCCATGGAGGGTTCGTCGGGGAACACCGAGAACTTGACGCTGGCCGGACCGCTCAGGGTCCGGACAACTTCCGGGGGTTGGACGAGGGCCAGGTCACGAGTTAGAATGTTTCCCGTGACGGCTTCCTCGACGATGATCTTCACGCGGTCTCCTAGGACTCAAATAGCGCGATACGCCTCTTGCCATTGTACCAGAAGCTTCGTTGCCGATGTGGTCGAACCACCGTGCAGAGCAACGGGCCAGGTAGCCTTCGCGGGAATGCGAAGGTCTTCGAGATACGTATCGCTGGGCAATTTCGAGCCGATATTGAGATTGGTGCTTGTGACAGCCCTACGCTCCCAGGGGAACGAATTCAATTCTACCGCTTGTCCAGCTGGAATCACGTAGTTGATCGGTACTGTGAACGGACCGAGCTTCACCGTTGGATTGATTATCGGACCAATGATCGCAGCCTTCAGCCACGTCGGAGAGAGCGCTTCCTGGTCCCGAGTCAGACTGCCGCCGTTCACTCCGTTCGCTGTCGGATTGATAGTGATCTGTTCGAACTGTTCTTCGTAAGAAGAAGCGTCGGCTAGTTGGTAGCTGGCCGTGATGCCATACCACCCTGGCCGGTGTTTCAACGGGGCGGAGGCAAAGTTACGCGGCCGACCGTACACCATACGGTTATAGCCCGCCGCACGGTACGTCAGAGGCTTAACCTTGCCCCACTGGAGACGAGCTTCGTCACCGAACCACTCGTTCTTCAGCTCTTCCAACAACTTGTGGCCAGGAACGATCCCAAGAGCCTCGAGATCTACCGGAGCGTCAAGCATATCTTCTAGGATATGGTTGTCCAGTACGGCCATCTGGAATTGCATGACTCCTGGCTGAATGTAATCCTTGGTGAATCTGATCTGGTCCGACATGGGCAACGGACGATCGCCGGCTGATACCTCGTAGCCAATAGGCTCGACGCTCATGATCGGGATCTTCGTTCCCTTGCCGAACTTCACACTGCCAATCTGCCACTGGCCTTCGATCAAGTCCATCAGCTGTACACTCCCTGACTGTGCGCTGCCACCGCGAACATAGCGTTGTTCATCATCTCCGCCGGGTCTTGTCCCGGACCCTGATAGATGTTCAGGTCACGGAAGTTGCTCGCCTGGTTCGGATCCCGAGCCTGAGTGCCAGGGAATCCCATCACCGACTTGTCTGCCGCGTTGCGATCGCTCCACGTCTTGATTGTCTTGTCGTTCAGGTCCATCAGCGTTCGAATCTGTCCTTCGAGCTGGCCTGTTCCGCCAAGACCGAGAATGCTGGAGAGCGCTCCACCGAACAGGCGTCCACCGATCTTGGTCACATCTTGGATCAAGTCTACCACGGCGTTCACGTCTGCGATACCGCCGGATACAGCCGAGATCACCGTACCGATTTGGCCAATCCCCGGAATAGCTGCGCCTGCCACTGCCGCGATGCTGGCCACGCTCTGGATCACGCTGCCGATCGTACTGGCGATCTCCACCGCCGTGCCGACCAGACCCTGGATCCCGTCAACGAAGCTGTGAACGTCGTTGGTGTTGGCGAACCCTCTAGTGATGAGGTGCGCCATGTCCACGGCTGCGTTGATGCCACCTTCGATCGTCTTAACGAGACCGACAACGTTCGCGATGACCCCGGTGAACAGAGTGTCAAACCACTCCTTCGGAGTCTCCGGAGCTTTCTCGAAGGGATCGTATTCCTTCAGGCCACGATCGCTCATGACCGCTTCGCGGATGCTGTCCATGGACTGACGCTCGGTAGCCGACATACCGACCATCGCGTCGTCGATATCCTGAAGCGCCCGGATCACGTCGCCTTCGTTGGCGTTCGGGTCCTGAGCCGTAGTGATCGCCTGGTCAAGCTTCCGGTTGTTCTGGCGGAGAAGAGTTACGGTGTCCTCAGTGTTCCCAGCCGTGGCAGCCATGCCGCTCGCCGAGCCAAAACTCTCAGCCGCACCCTTGTTCCTGGTGTAGAACATGGAGGCTTCGGCCATGCGCTGATCGTACTTCTCTGGGAAAGCCGAACGCTGGACTTGCTGAGCGCGCTGGCCGGGAGTTCCCTCTCCACGAGTCTGTAGGAGCTGCTCGTAGAAGCTACGAGACGCATCGCTCACGTTGTCGCGGTTACGAGTACCGCCCTTCGTCCACTCGTCAAAGTTCTGCTGCTGGAACGAACCGGTCGAGCTGTCCGGACCACCCCGCTTGTTCGACAGGCCGTTCTCTACGAGACCGGTAGCGATTGCCGCTTTGATCTCATCCTCGGTTGCGCCCATCGCTTCGCCTTCGGCGATGATGAGCTGAGCAACCTGATCCTGAGTGAGCTGGTCGCTGGTGGGATCGATCGCAGGCTTGTTGTTGATCGGCACTGCGGCGACGCCGCCTCCACGACCCGGAAGGTACATGAAGTCGGTGAACTGCGAGTTGTTGCTTCGAGCACCCGCTGCACCCTCGCCGAATCGAACACCTCCGGTGGTCGACTCGGCGTTCAGGCCGCTTTCGGTGGTGATGGCTGCGTGGCCATTCTGACCACCGCCGTTGTCCCACCAACCGACAGAAAGATCTCCCTGACCGCCCTTGCCTTCCTTGAATCCTCGAGCAAGCAGGAACTCTCGAAGGTTCGTGGTGTTGCCGCGCTCGCTGAACATCGGGCGTCCGGTGCGCGCGTTGGCCAGAGCCGAAACGAATCCGGTGCAGTCCAGAACTGCCTGGCTGAATCCGCCCATCTGATACTGAGCGTTGTCTAGGCTCTTGACGAGAGAGTCGCTGCTGCCTTCGACAGCTGCACCGCCTCCTCCAGTACCCGCGTTCGCTGCCTGCGACTGGAGGTCTTGAAGTGTCTGTTCGGCCTTGGTCTGGCGCTCTCTGGCCTTGTCGAGAGATTCTTCGGCTCGGAATGCTGCGTCCTGAGCTTTCTGATCTCCGGGCTTCTCGTTAGCCTTGGTGCGTGCTTCTGTTGCCCGCTGCTGCGCCTCTACGACATTTTCTTGGGCCTCGGCAATACGCTTCTCGGCGTCCGGGATCTTGGTCGCGGCCTTCTCAGCTGCGATCTCGTCCTTCTCGGCCTGCTTCTCTGCGGCCTTCTCACGAGCCTCGCGAAGCTCTTCGTCCGTGACCTCCGGATCACGGTAGTACCGCTTCCCACCCGGACCAGGCGTACGATTCTCTTCGAAGAAGGTCGGAGTGAGCCCGAACGCCATCCGAATCCCGTCCATCGCCTTGGCGATGTTCGCGACCATGTCGAGGCTGGCCCTCTGCGTCTCGTCTGAGCCGTCGTGAATACCCTTGGCGAACCCTTCCGCCAGGCTTCGACCACGGAAGGGTGTCCAGCCGCGTCCCGAGAACGGACCGATCTTTGCGGGCGAACGCGGCAGAGGTTCGCTAGCCGACCGGGCCAGGGCCATCGAGGCTTCGCGAACTGCCGCCTGCTTCGACTTGATTCCGTCTGCAAACCCCTGGCCGAGAGATTGACCGCTGGCGAATGCGCTGCGGGCCACGGTGTCCATGGTGGTCTTGACACCGTTGATCACGTCCTTGACGCGATTGATCGCCCCGACGCTGCGATTGGCAACGTCGATCATCTTTGCTGCGAAGCCTTCGGCTGCTTGAGCGACACCGTCGATCGCCATGCGGACACCGTCCAGCGAGGCGTGGATCTCCGGGATGCCAGTCAGGTTGACATGAATATCCTTGCTCGCGGGCAGAGCCTGAACTGCGGCGACAATCCGCTGAAGGATTCCGAGATGATCACCGCCTGCGATGATGACCTGGATATCCTTGCGAGCGGGTAGACCCTGAACTGCTGCGGTGATTCTTTGAAGGATCCCCAGATGATCTCCACCTGCGATTATGACCTGCACGTCCTTGCGAGCAGGTAGACCGTCTACAGCGGCCTTGATCCTGCCGAGGATTCCGAGATGGTCGCCACCGCCGATGATGACATCGATCTGCTTCTTCTCGGGAAGCTGTTCGGGCGTTGCCGGTGGTGCGGGTGCCGGAGCCTGCTGTGGGGGAGCGGGTTGATTCGGTTTCTGCCCTCCGGGCATGTCACGCCGGGTGTTTCCGGCTGGAGGAAGGTTCTTGCGCTGCTCCTCGAGCTTCTTGAGCTCTTCGTCCGACATGCCGACAGAAGGCTGTCCGCTAGCGCCACCCGCACCCGCGTTCGCCGGAACCCTATCCTGTCGAGCAGAGGGTGCCGGGGGAGGCGGCGGTGCCTGACGAGGCGGGGGTTGCTGACCGGGTGCCGGAGTGCCCTGCTCTACTGCGCCAGGAGTTTCTGTGTTCGCAACTCGCCCCTCCTTGCGGAGCCAGTTGATATGATCCTCGACCGCCTTAGCGTCTTCGGGGTTAAGCTCGATCCCGACCTTCGCACCGCTATCGTATTCGATGCGTGCGATGAGCTTCAGATAGTCGTCCCAGACGCCTTCGTCCTTGAAGTGGACCTTGACCTGTCCGGTCTTGGCGTTGAGAACCTCGACCTCGGCACCGATGCTGTTGAGCATCGCGATCGTGTCGCTATCCTGAATCGTGGTCTGAACCTCGACAGGAGTGCCGTTGATCTTGCTGGCCTCAGAGCTGAGTCGCAGAAGCTCGCTGTACGAGGCGTCCATACCCTCGACGCTGACAAGCATCTCGAGCTCTTTGGGAACGAGGCCGGTGCTGCGATACAGCGTCTGCATCTCAGCGTCGGTGAGCCCGAGCTGTCGCTGAACCTCGGCAAGAGCCGGTGCAGCTTCGTCCCACGCCCGAGACAGATTCGCGCCAACGTCTCCACCCGCTGCTGCGATAGAACGCAGGTTGTCCGAGATTGGGCGAACTGTCTCCCAGAACGTTCCGTATGCCTGGCTCGCAAGGTCGATCGAGCCGTCTTTGTTGAACAGCTGACCGGTGTCGATCTCAGCAAGCTGTGTCGCCTCGTTCGTGACTTCCTTGATGGAATCACGTAGTCGGGAAAACGCTTCTGCTTCGCTGACCTGCAGAAGACCCATCGCTTCCAGAGCGGAGGTGATCGCGCTGAGCTTGTCAGCGGCTGTAGACGACTCATCCGCCAGGACGCCCATTGCGTTCGCCAGCTGAATTGTGTCGGGGCCGAGCTCTTGCATCGACTGAGCGATGGCTTCGAATTCAGCTCGCTGCGCGGCGAATTCCTCGATCGCCTCACCGCCGCCGTACTCAGTTCCCTGAAGGGCGGTGACTAGCTCGTTGTATTCGTGGACGCTGCCCGTGATCGCGCCGGTAAGCTCTTCTTGGCTCCAGCCGATCTCGTCAATTGCCTCCCGAACGCGCAGTGCGCGATCCTGGAGGTGATCCATCGCCTGGAGCTCTTTGGTGTTCTTGTTGTAATCGTCGCCGAACGCTGTGGGCACGTCCTCGAAGGCAGCGCCCATCCACTCCATGAAGCCCGGACCCTTGTTGGCCTGACCTTCGATCTTTGCCTCCATCGTATCGATGGAGGCCGAGACGGCGTCGAATACGTTCTTGCCGAACTTGCCGTTGTTCTCGAAGAATGCATCTCGGATGCCTTCGGCAGCTTCCTTGGCCTCGACAGCGTCCTTGCGAAGCTGCGAGTTCCATTCGTCTACGAACGTGTTCTTGGCCCGGATCGACATGAACGCTGCGACCACGGTAGCGATCGCTGCCAGAACCGGGCCGGTCATCAGGCCGGCGAGTCCAAGGAATGCGTTGCTGGCTCGGCTGGTCCACTTCCCAACAGAAGTCTCTGCGACCTTTGCCTTGCGAGAGAAGGTGTCCAGAGCAGTAGCGATACCCAGGAGCGCGCTCTGCGCCCCGGTGAAAATCATGGATGCAGCTAGTAGCTTGAATGCGTTCACCAGAACCATGACCACCGGCAGCATGAGCCGCAGAGCAGCGGCCATACCGAGAGCCTGGCCGATCACTGTGTCCAGACCCAACGCGCCAATCACGTTGATGAAGACCTCAAGGGTCTGGATCGCGATCTTCATGATCGGGATGAACTTGGAAGCGAACCCCGCTGCCAGAGCCTCCATCTCTGGAATAATGTTCACGAAAGCAGAACCGGCGACCCGGCCGATTTCCAAGAAGGTCTCTACGATCTTGCCCGACGCGTACTCGAGATGGGTGACAACCTTCTGGAAGGTGTCGTTGTTCCCGAGACCTTCCATCGCCTCTCGGAGAGCCTTGGCGCCATCTGCGGTATTTTCGAGTGCGTCATTGCCATTGCCACCAAAAGCCTGGAACAGCTCGCTCATGGCCATCGAGGTATCTCGAATGATATGCCACAGGTCGCGGAAGCCCTGAACGCCTTCGTCGATCCACCCCTCGAGACTGCCGTCTGCGGCAACCTTCGTGGTCCAGTTCTCGAACATGAAGGCTAGAGCGCCGAAGTTCTGAGTGAGCTCGATGACAGCGATCGTGCCGATTACGCCGATGGTCCTGAGCGCTCGAAGGACTGGCTCTATTCCAGCCGCAACGTTATCGAGTACAGTTCGGGTTCCCGAGAACAGGAATGCGAAAGACTCCATGGTTGTTCGGGCAGAAGCGAATCGCAACACCGAGTTGGTGATGTTGTCAATTCCGCCAGCCACGTGGACCATGCCGCTCTCGAGGAGAGGCAGCCAAGATTCTGCGATGTCTTTGAAGTTGTCGATCAGCCCGTCGAAGGCAGCCTCAGTGACCGAGTTACGGAGATCGAGGAACTCCTTGCGGAGAGGCTGGATGCTACGAGCAAACTCTACGAGTCGAGGCGAGAGGTCCTTGATCTCCTTCTCAAAGTCATCGGCCTCGCCGAATCCTGCCTTGAACGCCTGTCCCAGCCCGCTGATGGCAACAGCGGCCACCCCGCCCGCCGTGGCCAGCACTGCTAGCGCGCCAGGCAAGATCAGAGCAGCGCCCGAAAGCTGCTTGATCGCGTCAACTAGACCAAGGATGACCGTGGCGATAGGTCCGAGCGCTCCAAGCGCTAGAGTGCCAGCGGCGAAGTATTTCATGAGCGGAGCGACCTTGGAGAGGGTCCCTGCCAGACCCTTCAGGCCGCTCCGGACGGCAGCTACTCCAAGGATCATCTTGGAGGTGCCCTGGAGAATCTTGTTGGCGTTGTCCCCGAAGCCGCGCATATCGCGGCCAGCGCCCTTCAGCTTCTGCGCGAAGGTGTCGATCTGAGGGAAGGCCATTCCAAGGCCGAATGCGACGCCCTGAACTCTATCGCGAAGCAGAACTCCCGCGATGGACATCGCGCCCATCGCTCCGACGGCGCTACGAACTACGGGGACGAGGCGACTGCGAGCAATCGCTCCGGTCTTGCTGCTGACTGCGCCGATCGTCCCGATCGTACCGGCGAGCTTGACAACGTCCTGAGCCCACTTAGGGAAATTCGCCAGCTCTTTCCCGATGCCGGCGAATTTATGAAGGGCCGCTCCCGCGATCCCGGAGACACTGGCAAACTCCGACATCGCCATTGTGGCGGACATGATACCCTTGGCGACAGACTGTGCGGTGTTCCGCAGGTCTACAAGGGCATTGTCCAGACCAGTGATCTGGCGGGTGGTCGTAACGACCTGAGAACCCATCTGGGCGAAGGTGCGAACCATTCTCGCACCAGTGCTCGCGAGGCGCTGAGTGCTGCGCTGGATACGATTGGCGACTCGCTCGAAACGCTGCATCTTGTCTTCAGCGTCCCTGAACTGACGAGCGAGTCGACCAACCGAATCACGAACTCGATTGAGCTTTCGAGCAATTCCGTCAGAGTCTACGTCAGAAGTGATCTCGATTTCGCCATGCGCCCTACCGAGATCGTAATCCGACATGTCACAAACCTCTCCGCTGTCCGAAATTCTTAGCGAAGAATTCTTCTCCGCTCGCGGAAGGCCCGGCCTTCTCAGTTGGTGTCTGAGCTGTCCTGAATCGCTTGGTGGGGTCGTCGGGATACAGATGCTTCATCAGAGTGCTTTGTCGAAGCCCTTGCGCCTGCGAGGCGTTCTTGACCCTGGAACCGGCCTGCTCCACTTCGCTCTCTACGAACTTGCAGAACAGCCATATCCCTCTATTCAGAAAGAAGGCTCGGGTGGGATGCGACACTCCGATGAGCTCCGCCGGAGTTTTCTGGAACTCCTTGGACATTTGCCATATCTGCCACACCTTCGGCTTGTCCTTCGCCAGGGCGAAACAAGTCTTCCATCCCGACCACCGCCTTCTCGAAGATGGCGATGCGATCCTCGAGAGGGATGAGGTGAGCGTAGATCTTGTCCGGATCGAGATCCTCGGCGGGCGTACCGGGCTTCGGCGGGGCGACGTAGGTCACGGGAGGTTTGGCGACAGCCGAAGCCGCGATCTGATTCATCACGTCGACCATCTTCTCGAACTGGCCGGAGTTCTCCGCCAGGTCTTGAAGGAACTGTTTCTCCGCGGAACCGCCCTTGGGCGTGTTCTTCGGCAGGATCTCCTGAGAGAAGGAATCGACGAGATCGAGGATCCCCATCTTGAGCAGATCCTGGATCTCCAGCTCTTTGACGAGAACCTTCGAGCCGGATGGGAGGTCGAGCACGTGGTGCGGCTTGACCTGTCCCCATCCGGCTGCGAGGGTGAGTTCTTCGTTGGGATTCGACATGTTGGCCTCCTAGGGCTCCGAGAAACGTGTCTAGCTGAGGATCAGGATGCTGCGGTGGTGACGACGCCGGTGTCGACCGAGGCGTCCGAGGTTCCGGCGGGCAGGACTGCCTTGACCCGGAACTTGTACGCGGTGGAAGCCGTGAGGCTGGTGACCGTGGTGTTGCTCGCCGAGGGCTCGCCACCGTTGGCCTCTGAGACATCGGTCCAAGCCGAGTACGGGCTGACCGACTGCTGCACCTTGTACTCGGTCGCGCCGACCACGTCGTCCCAGTTGAGAGCGACCGTCGCGGCGGTGACCTCGCCCGCTGCGACGTTCTGAGGAGTGGGCAGCGGGTTCGGAGTCGGCGTGAGCGAAATGGCCGACTTCTGCTCGTTCTGGACGAAGTCGTAGAGCAGGTCGTTGGTGTCGTCCAACAGCGGCAGACCCTGTCCGGAGGCGTTCGAGACGAAGAACTCGCCGTCGGTGAAATCGCCCGCCAGGTCGCCGTTGAGGCGGCACCGGAAGATCGTCACGTGGACGTCGCCGCCCGCGTCGCTGATCGACTGGCCCTCGACCCGGAAGTACGGACGAACGTCGCTGGAGCGCTTGCGGAGGCGGATCCGGCGGTTGGGTGCGACGCCCTCCTCCACGAGCGAACCGCCGGTGAGGATCTTCCAGGCTGCGAGCGAGATGCCGCCCGACTCGAGCGACAGGTCGACCTGCGCGCCCTGGCCGTGGATGGTCACCAGCTTGTCGTCGCCACGGAGTTCGGTGGTCTCCTCCGCTTCGGAGAAGCTGAGGGTCTGTGCGTAGGGCAGGTCGACACTGGAGGTGCCGAGAACGGTACCCAGCGCGTCGATGTACGGGGTGAGCTTGATGTCACGGACACCGTACGGAAGCGCGGTCTGCATCGGAGCGGTCATTCTGGGGTCTTCCCTTCTTCACGTTTCTTCGTTGTTGATAGAAGAGCCCCGCTCTCCGTGTGGAATAGGTGAAACACTGTCACACCCTGTTTAGCTCCGCAGCGACGAGAACCACACTTGACCTCGAGGAACTTCCCCTTGAGGATACCGTGCAGTTTCCCGTCACAGCGAAGCTCCTCCATCAGCCGCCGACGACTCGAAAACCGTCGTCGCGATTGGTCAGGTACTGGAGGGCACCGTCGTTGAACATCTCGACCGGGAGTCGGAAGCCGTTGGCCTCGTTCCACTCGACACTCGCCTGGTCGTAGACGCCGATCGACTTCCAGTCGTCCTCGCTGATGACGCGAGCGCCGAACAGGTTGTGCGGCAGATGCTGGACGAACTTGCCGGACGAGGTGTCCAAACCTTCGGGCGCAGCGGTCTGCGTCTCGATGATCGCCGGGTCCTGACGGGTCAGGGGTTCGTTGTCCTGAACCGTGGTCTCCGGCGCCCGCTCAGCGTTGTCAGCAGGTCGCTTGTTGCTCGAATTCGCCATCATTACCTCCGTGTTATATGGTACATCATACCCTATGCCAGAAGCACACGGTACACTGAGTTCTTCGTAATCGTCTGGAACCCTGGGTCATACAGGTTCCCTCCGTTGCCTTGAAAGGCAACGTCGTTCACTCGGATATCGTCTGGTCCAGGTGTATTCGGCATCGCTTCGAGAACGTCTCTGGCACGATTCAGTACACGATTGATCAGGGTGTAATCCGTGGAATCTTCCTTGGGCTGATGTGCCCACACAATGAGGTCGACAGGCCCTCTGCGAATTGCGCGAGTGACATCCTGCGCACCCCATCGCAAAATGAGAAAGACACCGTCACGAGGAGCGCTTTCCATCGCATAATCGGGGAACACGAAATTGTCTGTTCCGCCACAGAGAGTTTGGAGGGTAGGGTCGTTCGTGAGAGCCTGATACACCGCTCCGCTGCTCATGCTATCTTCCTCAGGTCTTTCATGAGGGCTCTTCCTCGACTGAGCACGGTCGGCATGATGATCGCGTCACGACCGGAGAACTTAACCTCGAGCCAGATTCCGTAATGAACGGTGTGACTGAAGATGATCGTGTAGTGACCCTTGCCTTCGTGGTTCACGACCGTGTACAGCCCCTGTCGAGCCGCCGTGGTGCGGTCTGTCCAGGGAGCATTCGTCTTCATGTCGATCTCACCCTGAGCGGCGTGATATTCGACTATCGCCTTGATCATGTCGTCGTAGTACTCGTCCAGATTCTCCACGTTCCTGCGGAGTTTTCGGTCGTCGTACTTGATTCGCATCTTACCCATCGGTCGGCTTCCTGCCGTGCTGACGAGCGTACGCCTTCACCTCGTACCCGTTGTAAGGGTCCATGGAGTAAACGTAAAATCGGTTGTCTCCGAGAGTGAATTCGTCACCGACCGCGATCGAAGCGTCGTGAGCACCTACGATCACGTATTCGTACTGGAGGTCGAACCCACCCTCTCCAGAAGTCGTGCCTTCTCCACCCCTTGAGATTAGCTTGACTTGCTGTGCGGGCCGTGGGGTGCCTGATGCCTTAACAAAACCACCTCCGGGGCCACGAGACGCCTCTGAACTGCCCTTGGGCGTCAGGGTTACCCACGTGGGGTCTTGCTTGATGAACATCAGCGTGCCGTTTCGAAGGAACGGCAGTGTACCCGCGTGCTCCATCAGAGCCTCGTTGCGAGATGGATCGTGGCGTGGTCTATTGGAGGATCTTCGTTGTCCTCTTCCTCTTTCGCGACACGGCTCGACCAGTATTCGGCCTGCTTCAGGGCGTTGTCGTAGAGGCGAGAGAAGCTGCGGACGCTACCGCTCTCGTTCACGTCCATCGCAGCATGGAACCGTGCGGCCTGCGACTCCCAGTAATTCTGAACGACGCCGAACACGGTACGACCGGCGTCTAGCTTCGCCCCGATCTTGTCGTCGGTCCAGTCATTCTCCGCCGGGAGGAGGTCTTTGACGTCTTCGATTGCGCCTGCTTCAGCCATGATTCTCCTTAGCGCGAAGCCGGGGTGTCTTGGAGGAACACCCCGGCTTGCACTAGATGTGGATCACCTCACTCGGACTTGGTCTCGTCCTCGTCCTTGTCCTTGTCTTCGTCGTCGGCCTTGGAACCCTCGGGGTTCTCTGCGGCATTCCGCTCGGCGTCGTAGTGCTCGAGCAGACGGATCGCGAGGACTTCCTTCTCGGTGAACGGATCTTCGGGATCGTCAGAATCCCGCTTGTCCTTCTCCGTCACCTTGTCGTTGAGGCCCAGCTTCCGGAGCTGCTGTTGCATCTCCTTGATCGTCTGGCCCTCGACCTTCGCGAGGTCGTCCGGATGATAGGAGTCCTCTTCCGCCTGCTGTTGCGCCTCTTCCAGCTTCTGCTGGATCTGCGCCTCATCGGAATCGGCCTTCGAGGCCTGATCCTGAGCTTCGGACTTCTCCTCCTTGGACAGGTGGGCGAATCGCTGAGCATTCAGTGCGACTCGCTCTTTACCGCCAGCCAAGGTGAGGACGTATTCGATGTCCTCCTCGGTGTACGGCCGAGATTCGTCGATCTGCTTGCTCATCAGCCCAGCCCCGATCCCTTGCGGTACTGCGTCGGGATGTCGTACGAACCCGACGCCTTGATCTGCGTCACGACGCCTCCGCCACGCTGGCGGATGCCGGTGCCGAATCCTCGCGAGTAGAACGACTCCGTCAGCGGGTAGCCCTGCTGATTGCCGGCGATGAGTCGCAGACCCCGGTAAGCCGGGTTCGCATGCTCGCGGAGACCGACGAGGTTGCCCATCTGGCCGAGTCCACCGGAGGCGAACGTCAGCATGTAGAGCGTCGGGATGGCGAAGTGCTCGATGATGAGCGCGTCGTTGTACGAACCGAGCACACGAAGGCCCTGCCAGGTGCTCGGCGGACGCGAACCGAGGATGCCCTCGGCCGGGAGAATGATCGGCGACTCGTTGACAGACGGGATGAAGTCGTAGTTCGCGACGACACCGTTGGTGGTCTGTCCCTGCCGGAACGTGCGGATGACCTTCGCCTGCGCCTTGTTGACGAGGTGGACGAGGGTCGTCCCGTTTTCCTTCGAGTAGCCGTGCTCCTCGATGTGCTCCGTGGCGTTCTCCAGGTCGCCCGGATCGATCTCGGTACCACCCGAGACGAGATAGTGGGAGTGGGTGCCCTCGAACTCGTTCACGCCGTAGTCCGGCGGCACCATTCCGTCCCCGTTGTAGAGCGGGTAGACGTTGTACGCCTGACTGTTGATGTCCGCGGAACGGTTCCGGTTGTCGAAGATCGCTTCCATGATCTTCCGGAACACGAGTCGCGCGTCGCCGTTCAGGTAGGCGTTGTGGAGCGCGTCGATCTGCCGGACGTCCGCGTCGGCCAGGAACATCCAGGTCCAACGGCTCGCGACGTCGTACCACTTGAAGTCGTAGCCGAGCTGGATGTAGCTGACGGGGATCTTCCCGGCTTCCGGCTCGCCGAACTCCGACGCTTCCTGGAACACCGCGTCGCCGACCTGCGGGACGTTCTCGATCAGGTTGGTGACCGGGAAGGTCAGCAAACCTGCGAGGCCGAGTCGGCGCTCGTTCCAGAGAGCGATGGTCTCCTGGTACTCCGCCCAGAGGGCGTTCAGGTCGACACCGTCGATGGTCTGGGTAACGATGTCGCCTGCGGTCTGGTAACCGCCGTCGCCACCGAAGGCGAAGAACTTGGTCTTCAGTTCGATCATCATTCCTCTTCCTTCCTTACGCCGCGACCGGAGTCTTGTTGAAGTCGACGACGAGGAAGTCCTTGCCGACGGTGTGACCGATGCGATACTTGCCTGCGGCCGAGGTCGCATTCACGACGCCGGTCGATGCGTCCGCGTAGTAGATGGTTCCGGGATTGCCGCCGAAGTCGGTGACGTGACCGCGAACCATCGGGTCGACGATGTCGCCTGCCTTGAGCGCCTTGGTCAGGACCAGGATGCCGACGAGGCCGGTGTTGCCACCGCCCTTGACGATCTGGCCCGAGGCGTTCAGGCCGACACCGATGACCTTCTTGAGATCGTCCGTCGACCAATCGGCTGCGAGCGGCGCGCGGAAGCCTCCAACCTTGGAGTTGTACTTGTCGTAGTTCGCCACGACGTATCCTTTCAGATGTTGTTCAACGCAGCGAATCGAGACTGGTACTTGTCTTTCGTACTCGTCTGATTCTGCTGCCCGGTTCCCGTCGCGCTGCTCTGGGGTGCCGCACCCGTTGCCGTGGTGCGACTGCTGGTCCCGCCGGTCGGCTCTCCGCTGGAGTCCTTCACGAGGAACGGCTTCTCTTCGGCGATCTTCTGGAGCTGATCGTCCAGACCGCTCACCGAGAAATCCTTGAGGTCCACCGCGACCTTCTTGCGGTCGATGAGGTCAAGAACCATGCCCTCATCGTACCATGCCAGCGGCTTCTCGTCCTTGCCCTTGGCTGTCCCAAGAGCCTGACGAAGGGCCATCTCTCGGACGGTGTCCTTCATCTTCTCGTTGTCCTGCTTCTGCTTCTCGTACAGGCTCTGGAGCTGGGGAACCTTGCGCAGTTCCTCCTCGAGCTCCTCGATGCGCTCGTCGCGCTCGGCGATCGTCTCTCGCAGTTCGCGGTTCGCCCGGCGACGATTCTTGTTCTCCTGCGACAACTTGTAGATCTTGTTGTCCTTGGAGCCCGGACCCGAGTCGCTCAGGTCGATGTCATCATCGTCGTCGTCATCGTCGTCGTCTCGACGACGACTGCGTCGACGGCTGCTGCGACCCTTGTTCTCGTCCTTTGCTCCAGGAACGTTGATGTTGGGCGGGTCGTCATTGCCACCGTCTCCGCCGAAGGCGAAGAACTTTGCGATGTCCTTACGAAGGACGGTCGACTTCATTGGAACCTCCGGCTCTCAGAATAAGTAACGAGCTTCAGCTTACCTCATGCGGAAGCAGGCTTGCAACTAGTAGAGCCTGTCGAAAGGGTTCGCCCATTCCGCCACTTCAGATTGCGTGACGATTAGGTATCGTAGCGAACCGGTCGGCCAACCCTCGCGATCTTCCTCGCTGGGACGGGTCTTGTTGTTCGGATGAGTGTGCCACACTGCGGCGATAGAATCCTTGCCGTACGCCCTGAAAACGTCTTCGATTTCTTCTTGAAGAAGTCCGAACGAATGAGAGGGGTCGTCCATCCCGTTCGTCAGCTCTAGAATCGTTCCTCCGACGAGAATTACGCCGCAGCGCTCGTCCCCGATGCTCCATTTGGACAGGAGCTTGTCGATCAGAACCTGATCGAACGGTTCGGGAAACGAGCGCTGTACGAAAGCGGTCGCGGTCATGTCAGCGGCGCTTCTTCTTCCCGCGATTCCTCTTCAGTCGTCTGTCTCGACCGGTTCCTCGAGACGGCCTACCCTTTGCCATTCTTCTTCCTCCTTTGCGGACGCGGCTTCTTCACCTTGTGACCCCGGCTGCGAGTCGCTGCCTCGTTGTACTTGACGATCGCCGTGTCACGAGCCTGACGACTCCGCTCCTTCTTCCCTCTGGGGCTATTGTACTGCACCACGAGGGTCGGAAGACCGTTTCGGTCAGTGCCAGCTCGACCGAAAGCGTTGGAGTTCGGCAGATTGCGCTCTTTGCCGAGGCCCTTTCGGATCAGGGCGTCTCGTTTCCGCTTGATCCAGGTGGCATTGCGCTTCTGAGTGCCGTACACGGCAGCCACACCACCACCAATAGCCATCCGGGCCTGCTCATCGGCCCTCAGCATGCTCGAAACGCGCTTCTGGGCGCGTAGGTTATCGGTACGCAGGTACACGCCACCCGATATCCGTCGATTCGGAGTGATACTGATGCCAGCGTTCACTCCGGCTGTATGATGACCGTATCCGTGACGGTGGTAAGGAACTACACCGCCTCCGCGACTGCGGGCTATCTTGTCAGCCTTCTTGAATACGCTTCGCTGACCACTGGCACGAGGAACCGCGTTGGGGTTCGTCACTCGTTTCGGGGTGGAATTCGGTGTACGACCGCCGTTGCGAATGACTGTGAAGTTCGCTCGCTTCTTGGCCTTGCCGCCGAACCGACCGCTGGCGTCTCGAGGCTGGGTCTTGTATCCGCCCAGAGCGTTACCCCAAGCCTTTCCTCTTACCAGACCCTTGCCTGCCATCTAGCGCTTCTTTCCCTTGCGGCTCCTCGTTGGAAGCCTTCGGTATCGCCTACCCTTTCCGCCAGGAGTGCGGTGGGCATGTCGACGAGCCCAGCTCTTTTTGTTAGCGAAAGCCCAACGGTCTTCGCCACTGCTTCTTGGAATGGAAGCGGGATGATCCTCCTCGCTTCTTCTTTCGAGACACAGCGGCTCCTCCTCTCTGGAGCTAACCTCCGTTGATCTTTCCTGCCTTCACGTTCCGGACCGCCTTGATCGTCGCCTGCTTATCGCCTCGTGAATTCTTGGTCGCCTTCGGCTTCGCGACGATCGCCTTCAGCTGATGCTTCTTATCGGTCAGATCGACCTTCTGGCCCGCCTTCACGGTCTTGCCGTTCACGACGATGCGACGCTGCGAAACCAGAGAAATCCTCTGAGGCTTCTTCGAACTCCTCGGGCGCAGCTGGAAGCGAATCTTGAACTTCCGTGCCTTCAGAGCCATTATCGCCTCTTTCGTCGAAGGGAGCCCTTCACTTTCTTGACGCCCTTACGAGTCTTTCCTCGAAGCCCCAAGCCGGCGAACGTGCCCTTCTTCGTTCGCTTCTGGTACTTCCAGCCTCCGAGAGCGTTGCCCCATCGCTTGCCCATGATGAAGCCTATCGCTTACCCGGACCCGGAATCGCCATTACTCCGGAGCCGATGTGACCGGTGCGAGGGATCGGCCGGGGATTGGCGATACCGGCCCGACGAGCGATCGCGACATTCTGCCGCTGGCGCTTCGCGATTTTTCGATTGATGCTGTTGTGCATGCCGGTTCCGGCCAGATGAGGGCTCGCCGCGATCGACTTCTGCGCGTTGGAGATCTTCACGTTGTTCTGGGCGATCTTGTAGCTGGCCTTCAGCACTCGCTTCTGTTGACGACCCTGCTGCCGATAGCTCTTCTTCATCTGAGCGCTCGAGTACTTGATGTCTCGGGTCAGCTGTGCGCCTCGAGGGTTGGCTCCGTGAGCCTGCGCGATCGCGTTGAACCCCTTGCGAACAGAAGGACGATATGCGGCGAAGTTCTCGCTCCGGACGTTCTTCCGGGTATTCCTGTTGATCGCCCGCTTCCGCTTGCGATACAGCTGACGGTTCTGCTTCGTCGGGCTCATACCGCCCGAGCCGGAAGCGAAACGCCCCTTGACCCGTCGCTGTCGCTTGTAACCACCGAGCGCGTTACCCCACGCTCCACGTCGTCGTGCCACTACCTAACCTTCCGGCCAGGCGCTCCGTTCTTGAGAGCGCGCTTCTGTGCTTTCGCCAGGGATTCCTGGGCTTTCGCAGAGGCCCGCTGGGCTCTATCGGTTCGACGCTGTCGAGCTGCTTCGGCAGATTTGCGGATCATCTCGCGGCGGTTTCCCGAAGGTACCACGTCTCCGCTCGTATTGTATCCGCCGTCCATGAGGGCCAGTATACCCTACGCACCCGCCTGAGGGATCGTTGCTGGTGTCCCGAGATTTGCGTCCTCGCCTCCTGAGGGAGCACCGCCGAAGCCTTCCGGCAGCTTGCCCGCGTCGTCGCTCAGCTCGCGACTCTCGGGTTCCTTGAGCTGCTCGAACTTGTTCGTTTCGCCGCTCTTCGCTGCCGCCAGAGCAGCCGCGTCCTTGAGGACCTGGAGGGCGTCGCCGTCCTTGAACGAGTAGCCGAGCTTCGCGAGTTCTGCCTGCGCGTGAGCGATCGTGATGAGACCCGAGGTGAATAGGAGGATGACCTCCTGAATCTTGGCGTCACGATTGACCGGCATCGCGTCGTCCACGATCGAGTAGATCGAAACGCCCGTGAAGTCCAGATTCTCGTAGGCCGGGAACCACTGCGTCGTCAAATCGTAGAGCATCTGATCCATGACGCCGAGGATCTCGTTCTCCTTCTCGCTGGCCGCCGAGATGATTGGTGACAGCTGAAGCTGGAGAGAGATTCCGGACTCTGCGATGGCTACATCGACCTTTCCAGCTGCGATGTCCGGAATGCCGTTCGCTTCCTGCATGGACTCTTGCAGCTTGGCGATGTGATCCAGGCTCGGCTGTACGCTGGGGACGCCCGAAACTCGCTGGAACGTCTTTCCTGAGGGTGTCTCCACGACTCCAGCCGGTCCGAGTGTCCAGCTGCCTGCCGAGCCGTCCGGATTCTGCGGTGGTCGCGAATCTGTCGTGTACAGACCGAGACCAGCCATCAGAAGTGCGAGCGCCTCGTCCGTGAGGCCCTGATTCACCCCTGCGATCAGCGTTTCGAGGCCAGAGATCTCGCTGAGGCCGAAGATCTCGTTCGACAGCTCGTTGTTCCGCCAGTGGTAGACGGGAAGGCTCGTGATCTGTTCCGGAAGTTTGAACGAGGGCACGTCAGGAACGTTCGCTCCGGTGACCCTCGTCAGATCGGTGGGCTTCATGTTGCGGTCGTCCCACTTACCGACCTCCCAGTGGCTCGTCGAGGTGTACACGCCGGTCTGACCGGGGATGACTTCCTCGTACTGGAGCCGCGCGTCCACGTATGCGACGCCTGCCTTCAGGTAGGTCTGGCGTCGAGCGACGGCCTTGGTCTTGTCCTCGGCCTCTCGAGGGTCTGGAACTACCTCGACGATGTGGAATCCGAGAATGCGCTTTCGATTGAACGGATCCTTGATCGGGAAGTAGTTCCCGGGGTCCAGTTCGTAGATGCTGATGCGAGAACCCTCGGGCTTCTTCGGGTCTGCGACAACATACCAGCATGCGTCGCCCTTGATCAGGCCGTTCCGCTTCTGATTGGAGAACTTGCCTTTCATTTTCTCGCGCTTGAACAGGTTCGTCATGTGCATGACGAGCAGCGCTTCCTTCGCTGCGAGACCTGCGTCTTCGCCGGCCGAAGGTGGAACTACGAATCCGTAGTTCTTGCACAGGAAGCGATTCATTGCCTCCACGATCTTCTTCGCACTCGGCACGTAGAGGGGATCGCTGTTCGTATGATCGCCCCGGAGGAAGACCTTGAAGGTCTCCGGCCGGTTGTAGTACATGTCCTCCCAGAGCGCGTATGCGCGAAGGCGAATCATGTCGTCGGGGCTGCCGCTCAAGTTCGCCGAAGCCGCCTGGACCCTGTCGAAGAGCGGCTTCGCCGTAGCGTACTGACTGCTCGGCCCGATAGGAGTCGTCACCGTTTGATCCTTCCGGCTTCCAGGTTATTCACGCCCGGATATTCGCGCGAGACACCCGAGCAGGTCCTGCGTCTTCCTGTGGCACTGTGAAGTGGCCCGCGAAGAATCGTCCTAGCGCCTCTGGCGAGTGGTCGTCCTTCTTCAAAGGAAGCTCCTGCCCTGGAGTGGAATTCAATTCCTTCTCCTCGGGGTAACGATATTCGTTCATCTCGTAGATGCTCATTGTACACGACCGATCCCACATGATGGTAGGACGACGATCGGGATGACCGCGCATGACGTGGAGATTGCGCTCCTTGAGAGCCCGGCGAATGGCGTCTAGACGATGATTGATCTCGCCGCCAGTACCGCCACGCCAAGGGATCTTGAGAGTGGAGCTAAGTATTTCGCTATCTCCTGGGCCTGCGGGGTCAGGGTAGAAGGCCAGGACTCCACGATCCAGTCCTCGATACTTGATCTCGTCTGCGAACTCCTGGCTTGTGTATTCTCGGAGGTACAGTTCTCGAATGACATTGATCTCTCCCCAAGGGCCGACCTGAATGACAAGCCACACGTTGGGGTTCCGGTACCCGTAGTCCACTGCTGCGAATGTGGGCCAGTTCGGGTTGTACGGAAGATCCGCGACGTGGACCTCCTCGTCGAAGTCCTTGAACACGCGACCGACGAAGTCTGTGAAGTCGGCCCCGATTTCCTGATTGAACGACTGAGTAGACATGGACGCCATCAGGTCCAGAATCTCGCCGTCAATGGAGAGGTCGTACTTGTCGCACATGGCGCGCAGGATACTGACGTTCTCGTCGCCGTCTTCCAGGCGTTCTGCGAGCACGTCGAACATGTCCTGTGTGGTCATGAGATTCTGGAGGGTGCGTACGTCGTCGCGTCGCGTGGGCGTGCGGTAGACGTAGGGGTTCACCCACGAAGGCATGCGCCAGGATGCCCAGTCAGGGTTGCCCGGATCGCGACCGAGCTTCCACAGATCGTAGAAGTGATTCTTGCCTTCTGGAGTGGAAGTGTGGAGAGACCAGCCGTTGAAGTCGGCCAGTGTGGGGCGAATCGACTTTGTCCATACCGTGGACTTCATCTTCGCAGCCTCAGCCATGATGACGCCGGACAGTGCCTCACCGACTAGGGTCTGAGGATACTGCGCAGACTTGGCGTGAACTTGGAATGCGCCGTTCCAGCACGAGATGTGCATGTTTCCGCCGATGGGATCGTAATACGATCCGGGATGATCCAGTGGAACCTCGAGCCGTGCGAGCTCGTTCCACAGGACGCGGAACTCCTTCTCGGCGTCAGAGTACTGGGGGCCAACGATCCAGAATTCACGACGTTGCATTCGCTGGAGCCATTGCTCCGCCACGAGCTTGGTGAACAGGCACTCGACAAGGAGTTCGTATCCGCCGATATTGGACTTGCCGAAGCGTCGACCGCAGCTAGCGACTTTGTGCCGTGCGGTGCTCTGAGCGATCATGAGCTGACCGGGGTGAGGATTCCATCCTACGGCGTCCAACGCCGCCCACTTGTCAAAGATCTGCAC